CTCACCAATCTGATCAGCGTAGGGATATTGTTCCACAAAGTTCGTAACGTGGTCTGTATCAGTATCTACGCCCTCGCCATATTCATCGAGATCATTGAGATAGGCCTTGAAGTCCTCAGAGACACTCTCTGGAGTTACGAAGACCTCACCTTCATCAACCCCACCAAGAGCAGGGTTAGTGACATAAGGATCGTTCTCACGATTCCAGTTCGAGACCCTACGCTTGCCCTGTCTCTTTTGCTGGAGCTGCTGGAGCTGACGAGCAGTTTGAAGCATCTGATTCTTTTCACGATTCATCTTCGCGACAAGATTCTGCTCTGTATTCGAGATCGGACCGCCCTGAGCGTCCTCAACAGCTTCTTCAGGAGGAGTCTGCGAAATGAAGGCAGGCTCTTGCTCGCCCTGATCATTACGACCAAAGGGTCCACCGTCCGTGTAGGGGCCTTCTGCCTTCTTGCGGACGTGATGACGCTGCTTCCCGCGGGCAGCAACCCTCCCGCGACTTGCTAGAGAGTTACCGGCCATATTTCTGCTCCTTGCGTTTCGAGATGCAACTGGAAATTCGAAGTCGTCTTCGAGTGGGAAGTCTTCAACTGGTTCAGAGTCTGTGATGAGACCGCGATCGACTGCTTCTTCGGCTAGATCATCGAGGGTATCAATCAACTCATCATCGCTAAGCGATTCTGCATCAACTGCTGAATCATCTTGGAAGTCTTGGTCCTCATCAGGATTGTCTCCCAAGAACTCATCTACGCTATCATCTGAGACTGGGACAACGTCTCCGTCTGGATACCCATCGTCTTCGACAGCCACGAAATGCCTCCCAGTTGTTCCCTCATTAGTTCTGTTGTGTCTAGATGTATTTCTCAAAGACGACTTCGAATTTCTTCGCGAAAGATGGGCGATGGGTTCATCATCGCTATCATCATCTTGAGACTCTTCAAAGAGTCTCTCAAGTTCGTCTTCAGCAGGAGCTTCTAGCTCGTCAGGGTTGACCCCCTGCTCGAACTCGTCTTGGTGAAACTCATCCTCGGAACCATCATCAAGTCCACGAGCATGAACTTCTTGTTCAAGCGCTTCTAGAGTATCTGCAAGTTCATTGTCATCGAGTTGTGTAGGCTCAATAACTACATTCTCCCCTAATTCATCGCGATCGAGTTGAAGCGCTTCATCAAGATCAGGGTCTTGAAACTCTTTAGGTGGGTCGACATACGAGTAGAAGTCATCATCATCGACTGAAACTTCATCTTTGCGAAGAGTATCGACTTGAGCAGGAGCTTCTATCTCCCCAAAAGCCCTCTTCTTATTCGCAGTCAAAACCTTGCTCACGACAGCAGTCTCATCTGCAGGGTCGAAAACGTACGAGAGTTCGAAGAAGTGAAGATCTCGACACGACTCATAGACTAACACCTGTTCTGTTTCACCATTAGCTGCTGTTCGCGGGAGATACTCGCCCTTATGGTGCAAGACGTGATCACAGAAGTCTTCTTCGTTGACAGCTTTGTTCTGGCAATAACTGCAGATCGTTAACTTCGCTTCAACGCCCATCGAGACTGAATCAAGGTCTCCACCAATCAAGACTTTCGCGAGCTTCGGGAAGCGCTCGCCGTCAGTCTCTTGGATGACCTCGATGTACTTGTCATTGCCTGCATCTATATAGCGGGCTGCGACAACACGACCACGCGCTAGAGTGGGGTCATCATTCGCATGATTCACGAAGACTGGCTTGCCCAAGAAAGTCTTGTACGACTTCTTCAACTCTTCAGACGGCCAACCGTCAAAGTTCTGATTGACCCTCGCTGAAATCGCTCGAACAACAGAGTAGACGAAACCCTGCTTGAACTTGAATCCAGGGACAATTGCTGCATCAGCATTTTTGCTCTTGTACGAGAGCAAAAGCTGAGTCAACCCCTGTTTAGAGAGGTTCGTTGTCTTGAGCTGAGACGCAACCCTATGTGAAGTACTCATTCATCTCCTACGCGAGGTAGTGTGTCCCTTCAAGATCAAGCTCATCTAGATTTCGAGCTCCGAGTGGGTGTCTCTCATTGATAAGCTCTTGTTGCTCTCTCAGCGAGAATTGACGACCAGCAACTTTCTTCATTGAGGACTTTCTACGGCTCCAGACATAGCGTCCCTGATTATCGTCCCACTCTTTCCCCTCTTCCCAACCATCATCTTCTGGCCCTCCCTCTTCATCCCACATCCAATCGGGGTCGTTAGGATCTCCTGGGCCTTCAGTCTTGAAGTTCCGTTCACGGGCGATTGTTCTTCTACGACTTGGGGCAGCGAAGAACTGCTTCAGACTCGAAGCTCTTTGCTGCGGAAGATCTTCATCTTCTGTGTACTTCGTGATCCCGTCGCCTTCTGTTACATCATGCATTGGAGCTTGATGCGTCTTGAGCCAGTCTTCTGAAGACGAAAACCAGTCTTTGAAAACAGGTCCTGAGCCGTCAAAGGGAAGCGCATCAGCTTCAAAGAATCGTGACAACTTAGACGCTCTTCTACGAGGACGCCAATTATCGAGAGCCGACCAAAGAGCTTGATCCTCCTTCTCACCAATCTGATCAGCGTAGGGATATTGTTCCACAAAGTTCGTAACGTGGATACTCCCGTGATGATCACGTACCCAAGAAGGAGTCTTGTCTCTCCATGGGTAGTTCTGCTTGTACTCTTCTTCAGTGTGGGTGTCTTCTGGTCCTAGATACTGTGACTCCCACGGAGGAGTGTACCCTGCACTATTTGGGTCATGCGGGTAGTTGTCTTGCTGTTCTTTCTTCATTTGTTGATCTTGCCAGTTCCAGTACTCGTCACTTGTTGAGTACCCTGCTTCTCGCGAAGAAAGATGCTCAATTGTGATCTGATCTGGACCTGTCGTAACTCGATCGTCTTCTTCAACATCTGTGAAGTAGTGATCGTCTTCTGTATCGTTGAAGACGAAGTCAGGTGTAAGTCTGAACGGCTTCAGTCTTAGCGCGTCTGCTTCTTTAGGCATAGATTCTCCTCGAGACGAATAGAGACGCTCAGTACGGGCCCTCAATGCAGCAGGGTCTAGATCGAGATCGATGTTACTACCTCCGCTACTTGAATCTTGCTGCTTCGATCCACCACCACCACCGAGCATTCCTGGAATAGCGTCAGCGAGGCCTCCCGCAGCAGCACCTTCGCCCGCAGCAGCACCTCCAGCACCAAGGCCTTCAACAGCACCTCCAGCTGCAGCAGCACCTCCTGCTTCTTCAAGAAGCGGTAGAAGCAGAGCAGGATTAGCTAAGTATCTATTAGAAGACTGACGTGAGTAATCGTGGTCATCAAGTCCAAGACTCTCTCTCAACTCTTCGTCAGAAAGTCCAAGATAGTTATCGTGATTATGCTTCTCAGGGTCAAAGGGAAGAGAGTCCCTGCTCGGGTCGAGTGGACTACTCCAACCACCAGGACGACCAAGTGTCGATGCTCGGTGAACAGAATCGGGGTAGAGACTATCTCCTGGACGATCATACCCGTGAGGGGTCCACTCAAGTCCTCGTTCGGACCTCAACTCGTCTTGAGCGTTGTTATCAATAATCGACCCACAATCGAGGCATTCACCTTCCCCTGAAACAGGGTCAGCTTCGAATCCACGAGATCCACAGCTTGGGCAGGAGTGGTGGGAGGACTTCTTACGCTTCCACTGCTTCTTGCCTTTGTTCGACTGAGACTGCATCTCAAGATAGGCAGCGTATGCATGGCTGCAGAAGCGACCTATGAACGAGACTTTTCGCTTGAAGGCCCACGAGCCCCAACCACAGTTGCAAGACCAGGCAGTGACTGATTGGCCACCAAGATCGAAGACATTTCCACGAACGATGATCGTGTCGTAAGTGCCTGTGTCTCCATCAACAGAAGCTTCAATCGCTTCAGGATTGCACGTCTTAACGTGAACCCGACCCTCACGGCGAAGTCTCAGGGCCTTTTGACGAACATCAGACCAAGCTGCTTCCCTAAGCTGCGAGTCTCCTTCAACGAGATCCATGTACTCTGCAACACGCGGATCCAAATTCGCTTCAAGCTTATACGCTTCTCGTTGCATCTTATTGAGAAGAGCAGTTGAAGAGGTCTTCTCTACCTCATCAAGCGGTTGAGTAGGACCGTCAACATCAGCTTTGTCATCTGCGAAAAGATCAGGGTTTGGACCTGGCTTAGTGCCTGCTTCGTCTTCGCTAACATCTTCAAAGGTCAACGAATTCGAAGGATGAAGACGCTCTTCAACGTCAATCTCGTGAATAGGTTGGATTGTTGAGTCATCATGCAAGAGAACTGCAGCTGGATTCTGCGGAGTCGGATTATAAGGCAAATTGACTGAATTCGCCTTATCAACTTCGTTTTCAGCAGTTCTACGAAGCGTCTTCTCATCGATCCACTTCGAGAATCCTACGCCCTCAACAAGAAACTCTTTGTGACCACGAAGGGTACGGACTTCAGTAATCTCGCCTGACCCGTACTGAGTGTCAACAGACATACACACTCCTCCTCTTCTACTTATTGTGTGTAGAAAGAGGAGAGAAGACTAGAGTGGGAAGACTTGTTGCTGCCCTGCCCAATCAAGCGAGATTCGATCGAAGCAAACTTGACCAGTGAAGAAGAGTTGACTGACGTTGTGTTGGTAGGAAGCAGTGATATGCGGAATCCAAGGCTCATGCTGATCGGGGATCTCGATCTTGCCTTCGAGTTCTCGTATAATCATGTCCCGGAGCTCTGACAGCTCTGAAGTCCCAGACACAAGATAGACAGCGCACTCATCTTCAGAACCAGGATTGAATTCTGCATGCGAGAAGACATTCGCCCAAATAGAGTTGAAGTTCAACGATGCATAGCTGCATACAGACGGGATCACATCCGAGATGACTTGATCGACTTCATTGCCAAAAAAGAGCAGCGTCAGATGCAAGTCTTGAGGGGGCTCGCCACCTGGAATTGATAGATTCTGAGCATCTGAACCACGTAACCTCAGAGCAATCATTCCGCCTGTTTGCTTCGAGTCTTCACTTGAACACTCATACAGAGTCATTTCTTGATGTACACCGGGAGTTCAAAGAGAACTGACTCGTGATGCTTCCACCACTCGTTCCAATTGTTTCGCAATTGCAAGACTTGATGCGTCAACTTAGGACTCTGCATCGGGATGTTGACTTCAGTCGACGTATTGACTGCTGTGATGCCATGCGAGAGTAGATATCTTGCGAGCGACTCAGCTTGTTCATCAGACTCGACAACGAAAGTCACATAGAACATGTCTGCAGCAACCCTGGCCTTGTTCACTTTGTCTTCTTCCTTTCCAAAGAATACAACATGACTCTTCTAGAAGTTGATTGGTATATAGCATCCGTACATAGCTTCATAAGTTTCAATTGCTTCTCGCAACAACTGTTCTGACTCCTTTGTCTCTGGCTTTCCCCTACCCGATAAGATTTCAGGGAAGTCAGCTTGGACTTGAGCAGCAAAAGAGCTTAGATTAGTAATCTGCCAAAACCCATCATCAAAGACGAGCTGCTGCAGATCGTCAGTCGGCTCATGCTTCGCAAGCTTTTCACGTCTCTCAATCTGCTGCAAGACCTCAGCTTCAGAGATACGCATAGAGTGCTTGTATGATGAGGGGCCATTCTTGAACTTCGCAGATCTTGGCTGATCTGCTCGTTTTTCATCAGACTCTTCAGGACGAGTTCGATTCCGTTGAATCTCAATAGGACGTATCTTCGTCTGCTCGACAGTAGATCCATTGACATCAGGATTGACGTGTGGAGGCTTCATATCAGACGAGCCTACCATCGCCATCGGTGGTCCTTGTTCTCCTTGAGACGGACCAGACTCAGGACCGTTTGCGTCACCATCTTCTTCAGAACCAGGAGGCGGCGGGAGAATTCCCATCTGCCCAGCAGGCGACATCATTTCCATCTGCTTCTCTTGCATATCAACCTGATCTTCTGTGCCCTCTGTTTGAGCAAGAAGTCCACGGAGATTCAAAGTCTGACTCAAATGCATCGCAAGCTCTTCAGGGTACGGGAGTCCATCACGATCACAAAGCATCTGAAGCTTGCGCATCGCTTGAGCTTTGGCTAGTCCCTTCTGAACCGTTTCATCAGACTGACGCTCAAGCTCGCTCTTGAATTCGATGGGGATATTGACCGAAAGGGCTTTGTCCGAAATTGGCACGCCCATTTCTCTCAAACTCTGCAAGAACTGACGCTCTTGCGCTTCATCTCTCAAATTCAGAGTCTGGAACTTAACCTCGGGGATCAGGAACTTCGGGACACGGACAACAATCTCTTCGCCTGTTTCAGGATCGATCTGCAAGACTTCCCGATACTTTGGCCTCTTGTAATCGCCCTTACGCTCATAGTCATAATGTCCTTGAGCTTCTGCAACAACTTCCATACGCTTACGCATATGACGCTTCACCTGGTTCTGGAATGTGACCATGACCTGCGTCACAAACTCTCTGTTTAGCGCAGTCGACGCATATGTTCCAGCAGAAGCAGTTCCACCTGAGATTAGAGCTTTGCCGATACCCCAAGCTTGAAGCAATTTCTCATCAACACGGTCGTAATCTTGATCGAAACGTGGAACAGACTCGCGTCCAAAGACAGACTCGATCTTCAAGCCGAAGTTGTGGACCATCAAGCGGAAATCAGCCATCAAAGCAGTCTGGAAGTCGCCTTTGGCATCGCTCAATTGATCTGCTGTCGGGATCCACGGAGTCCCGTCTCCGAGATCAGGGATACCCAGAGTCGCGAGAATAAAGGGGGAGTAGAGGCGGTCACAATTGTGTACAGCATATGGAACACAATAAGAGTTGTCCTCTTCAACCTCAAGGTTATAGACTGTGTCTGTAACTTGATGATGTTTAACATCCCATATCGGAGTCCAAACTTTTCCCTCTTCACGTGACTCAAACGCACCTGAACGTGAAGTAAGATAACTTGTGTACTCTGTTGTACACTTCCATTGGTTCTCGTCCTTATTATTCTTTTGCTGTGTATGAGAGACAGATGCACCTGTCTTTCTCCAGAGGAATGCTGCTGTCTCACCTAGAGTACGATACGCTGAACTTCCATGGTACTCACCTCCACTAAAACACCCGTCTCCGTCAAGCCAGCCCTCGATAAGAGACTTGCACTGCTCAGGGGGGAGGGCGACTGCCCATGAGGGGAAGTTCTTAGTATGTCCTACACCGCACATTGACCTGAAGAGTTGTCCTAGGACTATACTTGAAGAGGTTCGCAAGTCAATCCAGTTTTGCCCTTCGAGTTTTTCAATATACGACTCTACACCGAAAGACTCGCGAAGAACTCGTGCTGCTCGCTCAGCAAGATGCATCTCATCAGCACCTAGGGTGATAGATATCGTACCCTGATATGCATTACCATCAGCAACATGAAGACCGATCAGCCAAAGGAGGTCGTCCGTGAGTTTGATATTTCCTGACATATAGAACTTAGTATGAGAGTTAGCTTGAGCAGGACGGATGATGTCTCCATCCTGGATTGTATGCTCAATAAACTTGATTCTCTTCTGAAGATCTATCTTTGCTTGGTCACAAAGTGTCTCATAAAACTCGTGTCCTGTAAATCCAAATGCTCGATCTTTTGAGTCATAGACAACATAATCAGATCGGTTGAGGTGATCCCAGATAGGCAGTGTATCACGATACTCAGAGGGGCCAAACTGGGTCAGTACTTCATCACCTAATCTTAAGTGCTTTGCAGCAAGGAACCCTTCTTCCCACTCTTGGTTTTCAGGGTCGTGAAAGCTGCATGCGTCTCCTCGTCGTTTTGATGGAACTCCACCACAAACAGAGCAGACACCTACTCTCTTTCTGCCACTTTGAGTAACTCCTGCTTGATCATGCTCTGAACAAACTATTGACTTACGTTCTCCAGCAGTTCGATTACGTGTATCAACTCCACACACTGTACAAGTGCCTCGACGAACTGCTTTTCTCCGAACATAAACGGGGTGTTCCCCTGTAAGTGTCAGGGGAGGGTGATACTTAGGTGTAATGGTTACACCAGCCTCGTCAGCCTGTCGTTTCATTGTTCGAAGCACTCGTCGATAACGACCCTGATGAGTCATGACTAGTTCGTTACTCTGAACTTCTTCAATCGACTTGAAGCCGGTCTTTGTCAAGACAGGCGTTCCAGCTAGGAGGCAGACCGCGTCTTGAGCAGCATTGAGCGACTCTTCCATCATTAGCGTTCTGAACGAGCGCAGAAGATGGGGAGTACCACGAAGATGCCAGGGTGAGGACTTGTTCACGATTCGTGAGACGAGAGCATCTGAAAGATCAAGACCGTCATCATTGGCAGCAGCTGAGACAAACTCCGGGTAGAGTTTAGTCAGCTGTTCGAACTCACGATTTCGCTCAAGTCTCTCGCTCGGAGTCTCTTCACGAGAGTCGATTGAAGTCGAACCCTCAGGACCTGTTCTCAGCGACTCAACGATCGCCTTAACTCGGAGCTGAACTCGTTCTTCTTGAACAAACATTGACTTCGAGACACTCAAAAGATCTGGATTCAAGATCTCTTCGGACGACCAGACACCAAGCGTCTCCGAAAAGTGGGCAAAGGACGTTACTTCACCGACTGTAAAGTATTCGCGTGCGAACGCATTGGGCAAGAACTCAGTGTAGTTAAGCTGATCGAAGAAAAGCGTCTCATAGAAGTCTTTGATCTGCGGATCAGGGCAATCAAGCTCGAGTCCAAGAAGCGGGAACTTCGAGTAGATCTCAATCAGGAGTGGGACGAGATCATGCGTGATTGAAAACAAGCGACACCAAGCACGTATCTCCTGCAGCGAAGCTTCATGCTCTACATCGAAGGGGATGTTCTTGTCTCGCAGAGAAGACATTGGCTGTCGGATCTTGGGCATCGCAATATCGACATCAGTCGCATAGCCCAAACGAGTCGAGGCAAGTCTCTGTCGATTTGTTTCTGCTGTAATCGAACGATTGTAGGAGCGAACATCATTCGCGAGAGCTCCAGGTGCTGTTAATTTCGCTTTGATCTGCGCTGTCTGAGCTCGAGCGACAGAAGGTGAAGTCGGAAGCGCTGCGCCTGCCTGTCGCAAACGCGTCATTTCAGAGGACAGGTTCCCTGTCACTAGCTTCGATGACGGAGCGCGAACCCCTCGCTTGTCAACAATCGAAAACTCTGACATTCACCCACCAATTCAACTCTAAGACGACAAGACAGGCTTTTCACAATGCATCAAACAAATCTCAGTATACCACAGCTCGTCTGGGACTTCAGGATACGCTTTATCTTCAAATCGAACTCTGAAGGCAGGGTAGACAGGAGTCCCTCCATTCTTGAGATCGAACGAAATCTCTTCGACGATTCCAATGCCGTCATAGAGTTGTCCAGCTGTTCGACACTCAACCTGCTCACCTACAGTGAACGGGATTGTCAGTAGCAGAAAAGCGATCGATTGCTCCTCGATACTCGGAGGTAGAATCTCTGCGCATGTCTCACAGTACCCGATGTTCGTGTTCTCCTCAACGATGACGAGTTCACGATACTTCTTGCAGGACGTGCAGAGATCGATCACTCCTGCCAACCCAACCCACCTGCAGACGGACACCTCGAGTCACACTCTTCGCCTGCTTCAGCACCACACTCACTACAAGCTGTATCAGGTGCATCACTCGCACCGAACTCGGAGTTACTGTAGTCAGCAGGCTTGAAGTCTTCGCGTCGTGCACGATGTGTGACTGCTTCTTTGTACAGCTTATCGAGTTGTCTACTCATCGTAACTACCTCTCCCTCCTCGGGTTGTAGACAGGTGTATCAAAACTTAGCGGATTGCCGTCTACGAAGTTGGGATCAATTCCAGGCTCAGAACGTGGGTCATACTCTGGCACGGGGCCCCAGTTATACCCGGATTCATCGTCAATCTGTTCACGAGCTTGCTGACTCGCTTTAGCGGGATCGTAACCAAGCTCATCTGTTTCTGGGTCATAGTGATTGCGCAAGCGATGATTGAACTCGCCTCGACTTACTCCACTGTAGTCGTACCCATCATGGCCGAATTGTCCAAAAAGCGGATCCTCTTCACTGCGACCATATGCATGCGAATTCGGGTCGAGAAAATCTGTATTTACTGCTTGTTGTCGAAGCGCTTCATGATAGAATCGATCAAGCTGAGTCATTTTAGAGGGACTCTTCCCTATAGTGTTGCGGAACACCACTTCGTGGGAGCTTTACTCGCTCGAGATAGTCCATCGCCCGCTCAAGATTTTCACCTTGAGATGGCCCTTCAAAGAACTCAGCATTCTCCCCGTCGCCCGTAGTTGCTTTATACCCTGAGCCTCGGCTAGGGGCAAACCCACTGGGATTCGCTTGTTGATAGTCTAGGTAACCGTAACCCCGACTAGTAGGGTAGAGATCAACTTGGTGGAAGGGATCAAATCGTGGATCTCCAGTACCCATTTGCCATTCTGGCTCTTTACGGTGTTTGCCCTCTGCTTCTACCCGTAAAGACTCTTTGTACAGCTTATCGAGCTGAGACACTTGACCTCCTGTTACCTCTTTAGACTGATTATAGTGACTAGTCTTTCTAGCAACAAGACGTCTCTTGATACGAGCTAGTTTTTCTTCAGATTGACGCGATAGTGTCCGCTTCTTCGCAACGATTACACCTGGACGGACTGGAATCTCGCGGCAGACAATCTTCTCAATCGAAGCTTCTTTACCCTCACCACTCGAGCCAATCACGTAACTGTTCCAGATCTTCCCGCACTTACAATTCGAGTACGAAGGGACAGGCAGGGAGTTGCCGCAATCGCACTCAAAGGATGTCGCAGCAGTGCTGATGTACCCATCCAAAGGCATATCCCAGTCCCACCCAGCTACTTTTCGAGCAGAAGTATAGTTATGCAGCTGGATTGGAACTAGAGACTCTCTCTTTCGAGATGTCTTGTCAACTCCAAGCCCGAAGTTCTGCTTGCGACGTGCTTTGTCTGCTCTTGTAGACATATCTTCGAGAGCTTCTTCGTAACCAGGGTCGCCTGGACTCAAGGGTCGCTTGAACTTGTCAGGACGCATCTGCTCCCAGTAAGGGGGCTCTTCTCCTGAAGCTTCCCTAAAAAGACGATCAATATACAACTTATCGAGTTGATTCATACCACAACTCCTACTAGTTCTTGGACTTTCGTTTCATAAACAGAGGTTGGAAGCTCATCTTGTCGAACTACTACAAGTGTCTTCCCTGTCCCTTGTCTGAAACTGTCTATCTTCTCTTGAGCTCTTTCAGTCATCCAGCCCTTGACTTCAATCCAAATATCGAACTCTGGAAGGTAAAAATCAGGGTAATAGATGCACCAGCTTAACCTGAATCCCACGGGTTCATAGACCCATTCAATTCCTGCTTCATCGAGCTCTTGAGCAAAGACTCCTTCGGAGTTCAGACAGCGCATGTATACACCGTTGTGGTAACCTGCAGACTTACTCCACTGACCCGGGCGGTTATCTTCAATTGCTTGAAGGGCGATGTTCACAGGAGAATCAAGATCTGCTCGAGCAGACTTCATTCTTACTGAACGTCTCTCACGTTCTTCATCAGTACCACAAATGTCTTTCATGATCTCTGAATGCTTACTACGAAGACTAGGGTCTGACCAGACTTCTCTCAGACGCTCTACTTGAGACTCATGAAAGTCCTCGTCTGCCCACATATCCCTACTTCTTTGAGAACGTCTTTCACGTTCTTCTGGAGTATTACAAACTACTTTCATGGTTTCTGAAAGTCTTTGTTTCACTTCGTCGGGAATTGTATGTCGTTTACAAGTACATCCAGACGTGCACTTCTTACTGGCAACCCAGGTGTGTTTGTGTCTCCCACATTTACAATCAGGCGCACACTTCAAGCCGGCCATCTAGCTAGGACTTCCCCTGCTGCATCTGCAACCCTTGCATCAAAGGATCGTCACCTAGTGGCCCTTGCTGTCCCATAGCTAAAGGATCGACATCTCCTGGCATTGACTGTGGGATAGGAGGTTGAGAGAGTTGAGGCGGAGGACCAGGGTCGTTAGTATTCGGGAGTACATCTACAGTTCCGGCAGGTGGCATTACGTTCATCGGATTAGCCGCATTCTCCACGGCTTGAGCATAATTTACGGCCCTGAGAGCGTCTTGAATCGGACTCAAAGTCTCTTGAAAGACCTCTGCCCTGTTATTCAGCAAGTCTGTCAGCGCTTGATTCGCCTTATCGAGCAGAGCTCGTTCGTCCTGAACGGCTTTCCGTCGACTTGACGCAAACGGCCTATAGTTGGGTCCATGCGGGTAGTCTGTATCAGAAAGAAGCTGCTCAACAGGGCTACCATCTTCGTTGCGAGTACGAGCTTCCCAACCAGACACGGCCATATCAGCTGCATTTGAAGGGCGGGGGTAGCCTCTCATGCCCTTGTCTTTAGCTGTGAAGTACTTCTCCATCTTCGAAGCTCTGTGACGCCCTCCACCTTGCGGGACTTGCTGACGCTCAACCCAGTCCTTAGCGCTATCAACGTCTGGGAAACCGTATTCGTAGTCTCCTCCAGGTGAGAGGACATCATATTTAGGGTACCCATAGATAGTCCCGACTTCCCCCTCACTTTGACCCGGTGCTCGATGCTCAACATGCGGGACACCTTCCTGGTCCCAAACACTGTAAGAGTCCCCACTCGGGTACGAAATGTTGTGATTCTCGTTCTCGTAGACAGAGTCCCAATTTGTGACCCACGGGTCTTTGAAGTGCTCTTCATGCTTGTTATGCTCTGCTGCTTGTTTGACAGCTGCAGTGAACTTCTCCATCTTCGAAGCTCTGTGACGACCTCCACCTTGAGGGACGTTTTGACGCTCAGCCCAGTCCATCGCATCATAACCACTTGGGAACCCGTTCTCGTATTCACCTCCAGGGGAGATGACATCGTACTTTGGGCGACCGTAGATAGTCCCGACTTCACCTGGCTCTTCACCTGGAAGTTTATGCTCTACGAGCCAATTACGAGAATCATCAGGGAAGACAGTGTAGTGGTCACCAGAAGGGTTTTCGTATGAATAGTTATCGGCTTCCCAACTACCTGCAGGCTCGCTCCAGTCTACTTCTTTGCGATGTCGACCTGCGGCTTCTCTGACAGCAGCTGTCAGCAAGTTGAACGTCTGCGGGTTTACGTTCTGTCGATAACGCTCAAGCGATCTCTTCGAGATCTTGGGCAGCCCATTTGTCTCACACCAGTCCGCATAGACTGCAATAGCAACTGAAGCTTGACGCGAGCTAAAGCTGAAACTACCTGACTCAGCGGAACCACCCAAATTGTTCTGCGATTGATCTGCCCAGCTGCTGCCTGCATCGCTAAGATCGCTTGTCTGTCCCCACTGGTTCTGATCGAACGACATACCACCAGTTCCGCTGTTCGATGTATCAGTCGAGCCGCCTGCCCACGGACCCTGATAGTCGGGCAAGTTCGATGCTCCGCCTGAATTTGCGACTCCGCTTGCTTGATCATTAGTCAAGAAGCCATCTGCAGTTCTCTTTGAAGAACCTCGTGGAGCGAAGTTGGGAACGTTCTCAGACGAGCTAGGTGCGAAATTCGGGATGTTGTCTTCGTTATCGACAAAGTCATGATCGATCTTGCCGTGCGCGTTGTCGTCGACAGAGTCTAGATAACCCTCCCAATCGCCCTTATTCTCGAGCACTGGGTTATCGTTGATCGAAGCCTCTTTGTAGTCGTCTTCGTAAATATCAGCAGGGACATACTCACTGCCTCGTGACTGAAGACTCTTGCGCTCTTCAGGAGTCCACCAACGACCTTCATCAAGATCATGTCGCTCATGCTCAGCGTCACCACGATCTCGTCCACTCGCCCAAGTATCGTGAGCTCGATCACGCGAGCGCGAAGATTCTTTCTGAACTCCTACGATCTCGATCTTGTAGCAGTCCTCTGCGGACTGCATCGCTTGATCAGGAGTAGTCGAGTCACCTGATCCCTTTGTCGTCGAGCCGTCTTTGACCTCCCAGGACCAAAGCTCGAGACCGTTCGGCTTGACCGAGAGCGTGACATCTTCTTCAGGGTAGGCTTCGCGATGCTGCGGATCTTCGCCTGGAGCCTCTTGCCAGACTACTTCGCAAGCAGTCTTCTTCGAAGCATGCTTTGGGCCATACTTCTTACTTGCAAAGTCTTCTAGACTACGAATCTCATCGTCTGAGTAGTCGTAGGGGGATTGAGCTAGAAAATCTTCGAGGGGGTTGTTCCAATCACTATCAGCGCCTTGCGCCCAGGAATCGAAGTCGTAAAGAATTCCTGACAGTCTCTTCTTCGAGCTCTCATACCCAAGTTCGCGCTTTCGCTGACGTCTACGCTCTCCATCAGGGTCAGAGATGTTGTTACCCTCATCACTAACTTCGTAATCTGGTTCAATCAATTCCAGAGCACGATCAAGATCATGCTTGAAACGATCAGGAGAGGTGACAGTCCAACCACCGCCCTCACCGACTGCTTGCTTCTTGAAGTCTTCTTTCAGAACAGCAACGACTTTGTTCATGACTCCAGACACAGGCATCAAATGCTGATCGACTGTCTTCATCATGTCATCTTTGACCATCGCGACGCGATCCTTGAAGCTTCTGAGATCTTCGGCATCGTTCAAGAAGCTGCCGAATTGCTGTCTCGCATCGTAGATCGCTTCTGCAAGCTTCTCTTGACTCTTCTGCGAAGCAATTCTCTGCTCGTATCCAGAAGCTTCAAGATATTCGATAGCACCAAAGTCGCTCATATAGACCTGCCCTGTTTCCAAGTCGTGATTGTCGTTATTCTGTTGTGAAGAGCATTGTATAGAATGTCTCTATACGTTCTAGGGTGTAGCAAGGATTGTCTCTAAGAAGTCTCAACGTCACATATCAGTATCCTGGGACACTTCGTCTACGTGCTCATCACTACTGAGTCCATAGCGATAGCGAGCTTGACGAGCTTCGCGAATGGCGTTTCTCAAGGCTAACGTATGTTCAGCATCTGCATCGAGAAGAGGAACGATTTCTAGAGCTGCATCGACGAGAGCGTAGTTCGAATCTTCGAGTCTACGAATCCTCTGTTCATATACCGTCTTCTGTTGCTCTAGTTGAAGTCTGAGTCCTTGAACCTCTGTCTCGCAATCGAGACAATGCTTTTCAGTGTCCTTGACTCGCTCATCTGCTGCTTGAACAGCTCGATCATAGGCCGTACGCTCAACATCCTGAATGAATGCGAGTCTCTCAGCCTCTGCCTTATGAGCATCTTCACGATCCTTCTCCTCAGCTGCTTTGAGACGACTCGCTTCCGCTTTCCGTCCAGACCAGTTGAGGAGGAACTGAAGAGTTGTCCAGAGACCACCTGAGGTAACGATTCCGATGATGATCGCACCGATCGTGTTTACCTGTGGATTCACTAGAGTCTCTTCTCCAACTTGTGAATTTCACGGATACGACGCCACGAACGCCACGTAAAGAGAGCTCCACCAGGGAGTCCCATCAAGAAGTAGAATGTTGTGTAGAGTGGCTGTCCTACAGTGTACGTGTTAACAAGACAGAGGGTGTAGATCGCGATAGCAGAGAGGACTCCAAAATCGCCCCAAAACATGAGGCATGCCGCTCCATAGGCTGGATTTGAGTGACCAGGTTCGAGCCTCGCTGAATAGTTGTAGAGCTGACGCCCTACCAAAGACATTGTCGGGCAAACGAAGTGAAGTAGAAGCCAGCCAACATAGACACCATCCCCGAGTGTATTGAGAGCACTTCTTGTCGGTTCATCTGCTACTCTGTACATATAAAAGCCCGCGAAGATTAGCATCGGGTAGTAGAAAGCTTGAAGAGTTTGAAACCGCTCATTGTCCAGTTGATAGAGAAACTGACTCTGTTGCTTCTTGAGTGAGCGAGCAAGAGCTCTGTAGCGACGTCTAATCACTTCTGTCTCTTCTCACCACGGGTGTAGATCAACGACTGGATGATCATATGCCCGCCAGTATAGAAGCAGAAGATCGTACCGAGAACGCCTGTTGGTCCAGCGAGTGCTCCGAGTAGGAGAAAGGTCCCGAAGACCCAACACACTACACCAATAGAGAGAAGAGCGAAACCCATAAGTCGGGTACGCCCGTACCGCAGAGCGTACAACATCACTAAACCAGCAACAAGCAGCGGGTATCCTAGGATGTCGTCACCGTGTGGGTCAATCTCAAAGATGAACTGATACGACGCTCCGTACCGTCTCTGTGGTGAGAGGATCAGTAGCGTGCCTGCTGAAAAAGCGAAAAGAACTTGCAGCAGATGTGTTAGCGCCAGTACATTGTTCTGATCGTTTCGAGAGAGCTGAAATCGTGGCCACACAATGTGAACGCTGTCCTCTCGTTATGTCAAGAAGATCGCTTGATCTTCGATCTTCGCGTAGTCAGTTCGTTCTGTCTTCTTTGCAACGCGTTTCTGAGGTCTCTGTTGAAGCTCTCGTCCTACAGAAAATTGAAGAGCAGAAGTTAAACGTCGCATTTGCGAAGAAGTCAGATTCGTGACACTCTTCTTCACGTGATCAGCAACAAGAGTCTGAACAGTTTCACGATCAGTATCTTTGTAAGCAGAAGCAAGTTTCGGTGTCTCTAACGCAACCCAACGCTTCGCATTCTTGGGAAGGCCTTCAAAGCTCTCTACTGCTTGAGCAAAGTCGAACTCTGCTTGCTTCTCAAGCAAAAGATCACCACTTGTAAACTGCGATCGCTCTGCGATTAGTCGTCTACGATCTTCCTCGAGATCTTGGGCAACCTTCAGATAATCTGTTGAATCTGCGAGTGTTGGGTTGACGTGACTCAGAATCTTGTTACACTGAGCAAGTCGTTTGCCCACTGACTCAATTGAACCGTCATACCACGTATGTCGAGAGTTTGTGTACTCAACAACGAGAGGATCAATCGAACGTTGTCGAGACTCTCGTTGGAGCGTTGCTGAACTTCTGAACATGCTACTCTACCTCCTCATTAGTTCTGTTGAGAAGGCGGAGTAGCGCTACTTCTAATCTCGACCGAATCCGAGCGGGAGGTCTGCAGACTCGTACTCGTCTACGTAGCCCTCAGCTTCTGAGATGTTGTTCTCGACATCTTCGAGCTCAAATGAGACTTCCGTGAGATCCATGTACGAGATCTCCTGCAACTTGTCGGCTACTGGAGACCCGTTCTGAAGATTCTCGGGCAGATTGTCGTACCACTCACTGTACTCATCCTTCAGCTCTTCGAGCTCACTGAGTCCTTCTGACCACTTATCAGTTGCATCATCAAGCTTCTGCTGAAGCTGATCTTCATCATGAACATCGCACGTTCCTGTTTCTTCTGTGCAATCTTCGCACGATTCTGCTTCTTCGTACTCGTCGCGAACTTCTTCAGCGATCGTAATCGCATCACGGAGCTTGTTATTCGCATCTTGCCACCGCTGCGAACGAGAAGGCGGAGCAACGTAAGGCTCACGCTCATAGATGCGGGTTACTTCCGCGAGGACTTTGAAGTCACCATTCTCTTGAACTCCGATCAGACCTACCAAGCCTTGTTCTTCGGACTCGCGATCATCGCCCTTGAAGATCGCTGTCTCGCCGAAATTCGTTCGCACGCAAGATTCGATCTTGCGGCCCCTGAAGGTGCCCTTGTCTGTGAAGATAACAACGCTCATTGTAGTCTCTCCCGTTTCTTGAACTTGATCAGATTCCGAGATAAACGTTAACGCCCTGCGGATCCCGCTTGGCGGCCGTGATTGCCTTTTCTGCGGCTGAGTAGAGCTCTTCGGCAGCTTTGCCGACACCTTTCATGTCTGTGAAGAGCTGCCACCCACGAACTGACGAGGGTGCAGCAACTCGACGACCGTTGTGGTACATCTCATCAATTCGAGTCCAAAGCTCTGACCGAGACTCAGTATCAGCAGCACCGAAACGCGCATACTTGGACTGGACGTCTTCGAAGTCTTTGAGCGCTTCTGCGAAACTCTTGGCCATTTCTTCTTCTCCTGTTTCTTTGAGACTCTTTGTCTCTATAGTTAAATTACTGAAGAACAAAAGATGTCTTCAAAGAAAGTTCGAAGGCAGTACGCTTTCAATCTCAACTAGAGGTACGTGACCTCGGACACCAATCTAAGGGATCTCCTGCTCGAGCTCTATTTGTATTACACCCGATACAACTAGGGACTAAGTTTTCTGGATCGTTGTTCAACGTGTCTCCATCGAGATGATCAGCACAGATTCCGTGAATTCCGCCCCAGGTTAAAACTCTACCGCAACTCCAGTAACATTCGTGTTCGCAATCAAGGGATTCACAACCAAGTTTTTCCCAGAGAACTTTGCGGTGTTCAGCAAGAGCTCCTGATGCAGCGAGAGGGTGGTCCCATTGATTTCCGAGAATCCGATACCCTTCGGAGACTGTAAACTCTTGCGCTCGACCCCGAAGGGAGTCTACAAGCTTCTGATGTCTTTCTTCGGAGTTATGGGACGAGTCTGGGTCTTCCCATATCTCCGCCATCCTTCTAGACCTCTTCTCCTTCGACTCTTCTGTCGGTGTGTGTCTTTTACACTGACACGCCTCCCTGCACTTCTCTCCCATCCCTCTACGATGCCTCCCTTACATACTCCTTGATATCAATTTCATAAACAAACTCTCCGGCTGGAGTTAGAGTCCAAATCTTCTCCCCCGTCTCACGATGGGTATAAGACTCAACCAACCCTCGACTCTCGAGACTCTCTAAGACTTCCGTTGTTGAACTGTGGAAGTACCAGCACCACTCTGCGCCCTTGTAGTACTCGCCGTATTCGCCCAGCTTCGCGATGACGTACTTCTGATTCTTGCCGAGCTTGCGTCCAACGCTGACGGAGTAGGTCGTCTCCTCGACCTCATCTTCAACGACCTCTTCGATCTCGACAACTTCAGCTTCGACCTCTTCGGCCTCATCCTCGTACGGGAGTTCACCGACGCAAGGGTAGACCGTGAATTCCGAGATGTAGTCTTCCCACGTGCTGTCTTCGTTTTCTGCGATGATGTCCGAGTAAGTCCCTTCGACCAGATCCTGCATCGAAGTGATCATCTCGTTGTACTTCTCTGAGCGGTGATACTTGCGCTGGCTGATATCCCGGCAACCTTCGGCGTGAATGTGGAAACCGTCGATTCCGTTGGGGCCGATTGTAGTGACTGCGATCTTCTTCATTTCTTTCTCCTGTTCCATGAAGTGGAGGATCTCTTGACCTCCTATAGTTAAATTATAGAACCTCGAACTGAAGAACAAAAGATGTCTCTACAGATTTCTGAAAAGTTTTCGAACTTCTTTCGCTCAGTCCTACTCCCCCGCAGGAACAGGAGTGAACCACGAGGGAGTAGGAGTTCTCTGAGCTCTTCGTCTAGGGGGGGTAAGAGTTCGAGCTCAGAAGTCTTTAGTTGTCCTTACTGGAACTGCGGGATCGGATCGCTGAAAGTCGGAGGAACCTCTTCAGCCTCACTCGGAAAGGACTGCTCTGAAGGGGTTTCAGAGACTGCCTCAACTTCCGGATTCGGAGCAGGAGACTCTTCCTGCTGAACTTCGGGCTCGGAGACGAAGGTGTATTGAACCTGACCATCGTCATTCGCGATCGAAGAGACGAAACCGCGTCCTACGAGCGACTCGTAAATCTCGACAGATTCCGAATGAGAGTTGTACTTCCAGCCGCACCCCTTCGAGTACGTACCGTGTTCCTTCAGCAGCGCGAGGGCTTCGGCCTGACGGCGCCCAAGCTTTCGAGACGACTTTGTTTCAGACACTGTAGTTGTTTCACTTTCTCTTTTGGAACTACTTCTACTTGACAGTCTATATGAACTGTACAAGTTCTAAAAGATGCTGGACAAACTTCTCTCTTACACGCTTCATCTTCAACCTACTTCAGAAACAAGAGTCGCAGGTACAATGGGAATGCTTGCCGGATTGGCAATGATCCATCGCTGTATGATTCGGGTAGAAGTCAGAATCCATCTGACTCAAGCAGTACTTGCAATCTGACGTCCACTTGACCCTCGAGGGGTTGTACTTCGAAACGAGTGAGACAACCCCCTCTTGTACACCTTTGAGTACGATGAGTCCTTTGAACTTCTCAGGATCGTACCAATTGGGAAGGATTGCTTCTGTGGCCTTGATACTCATAGATGAATTATAGTATAGAGAAGTCCACGAAACAAGATGTCACTCAGTCTTCTTCAGACTCTCGTTCTCGTCTCTTCAACTCAGACTCTACTAGAGCGAAGTCATCGTATGTCTCTTCTCTCAACTTATGCGAAAGGAAGACTCCCACCTTCATTCGGCCCTTCAAGAAGATGTACCGCGTGTTCAGTTCTTCAACTGAAAGATGCTCGACGGACTCTGATGTCAGTGCACTCATTCTTGCGCTCCCCAATCTACTCTCTCGACTTGCTTCACTTTAAGATTCAATGACTTCCACAGCTCAATGATATTCGGATTGTCGTCAATCGCTCCCCTGATATCGAACATTGCCGAGAGTCTTCCAAAGATCTCTCGCTTAATCTCAACATCAGATCTGTAGTCCTTGTCAGGCCTCATAAAGGGGCCGTGAAAGGGAACACTGAGATGCTTTTGAAGCCACTCTAACGTGGGGCCATGCCACTTCTGCATACGCGCAGTGACTACGAGAAGTGTGTAACCCTTGTGAAAGTGTTCTACAGCGTAATCTAGCGCTTCTTGATGTGGCGGGCAATGGATCGCTTCACCGTGAAATTTGTCGAAGTTCTTCGGCTTGTTCTGAACGTGATGAAGAACAGGGCGGACATCAACTAAAGTACCATCACAATCTAGTAAGACTGCTTTAGGACGTGGGTGTCTCGAGATGATGTCCACTCTGATTCCTTCGTGAGAGATCTGCAATCACTTTACTATATGCAGCTTCGAGACTTGATTTAGTCTTACGAAGCCCAGACTTTTTGTGAATTACTGTGTAGAATGTCGGGCGCCCATCACCACTACTGGTCTCGAGCACTTCGAAAACATCTGGATCGATTTGAAGGTCATTGAGCAATCTACACGATATTGATTGCACTACGCCCTCTATGTTGACTACTCCACTCTCACGCTCTTTGGCAAAGATCAACTCTGCTTCGACGCGAGTAGTAGCATCAACTACATACTTCTTTTCAACTAACGTTCGTACTGTAAACTCGAAACCCTTCGCTTCTCTTCTAGAGCTTGTTCCTGTTCCTTCTGACACTTCTCCTCTTTCAACTGATCAGGATGCACACCTAGCATCATCAAAAGGTCGATCGCATCTTCGACACTCTCGCTCCGTGAAGCGATAAGACGTTGAGTTGCGAGTTTTGCTTCTTCTGTAGGCTCGTCGAAGTACTCTACGAGATCCGTATAACGTTGGTAATCTGCTACCATCAGAAGAAGTCTCTTTCGTTCGTCGACGTATACTTATATAGGGGTAGTGAAAAGCTATTGAGACAAACCAAGACAACAGGTATGTTGACTATTGGGTTTCGCTCTATCTAACGCGAGATTGCGTACAAGTAGAGCTCTCCGAGTCCGTACGTAATCGAACCTGCGAAGACTGCAATAGCAAGTGCTGAGAACCAGCTCACCTTCTCGGACATCTTCTTCTCCTGTTTCTGTTTGACTTACTCCTATAGACAGATTATAGGGTATAAATCCAGGACACACATGGAGTTCCCAAAACTCTTTTCTAGAAACGTCCGCGTGAAGGTGCAAGACTGTCTCCACCAAATCTGCGATTAGACCTCTGCTGATTCAGCATCTGGTTGAACTTCTCTTGACGAGAACCTGACTGAAACGATCTGAATCGGTCTTCTTCACGACCGGATCGAAGTCCAGGAGTATCAGTCGAGCCAAACGCAGTAGCATTCAAATGCTGATTTGACCACATGTCCAAAGCATCATGAAGAAGATCAGTCACAACAACCATCAACGAGTCTGCTAAGTCCTTAGTTGTGACTGGGCCCACATCCTGCTTCTTGACACGTCCATTCACCATCTGCAAGAACTTCAATTCGAGTTCGAGAAGACACGAAGAGTTATCGATGTAGAAGTTGTCTTTGTACGAGTGGATCCAGCCCAAGTTCAAAGCTGATTTGAACTTCTCAAATCTCGATTGGTTTGACCTCTCATCGAAAGTCTCTTGCGCTATACGAATCTGAGGGCTGAAGCGATTCTGAAGGTCTCTAAGGAAGAACGCGCTCTGCCATTGGTCCATACTCAGAGCTGTAGTCGAGGGGAAGTTGTTGAGCGTGTCGATCAAATCTTGCTGTACACCAACATAGTCAACAACATTGTCTTCGTAATCGATTGGGCGCCAGACATGCAACTGATCGATGATAACATGCGGCCAGATCTGTCCATTCTCATCAGGTGGAGCTTCTTCGAGATGGCCAATACACATCGAGAAGTTTGCACCTGACAAGCCTGGATCACAGTGAATCCTGTACTGACGAGCAACGATTCCAGATTCTTGACGAGTAAGCGGAGCTCGCCACTCTGGATCGACGAACATCGCTTCGACTTTTTCGGGCTTTAGATACGCATCTTGAACTGTCGCAAATTGAGCACGATACTCTACGCGAAATGCTTCAGGGTTGACCTTCTCGAGAATCTGCATCTCTTCGTTATATTCAACGACTGCAGACTTTAACTGTCGTCCCATCTCAACAGAGTTCTTCTTCACTGGGAGAAGATGAGAGCGATCATAATCCTTATACATCTCCCACGAAGGGAGCTGAATAACAAGGAAGGTTGGGTTAGCAGTCGCTTTGAGGAGCTGCTCTTCAGCATCAACTCCGAGCGTCTTCTCTGTTTGCTCCTTGAGCTCCATACGCCCATTCACGTACTCAGGCATCAGAACAACGCCCTGGTTGTAGAGCGTAAAGAACTGCCCAATTTGAGAGTAAGGGGTTGATGGGATGTACGTTAGCGAGTCCTTCTTGAACTGCCTCAACGAGGGTTGAACGGCTGCATAGATCTGTTCTGAAGTCTTAACGGACCCAGTTCCAGTGATCTGCCACGCAAACTCATCGAGAAAGTTGCTAAAGCCCGCGCCACCACGAGAGGACGATGAGTTAGCTGAAAAGGCCATCGCTTTAAGCGAAGCAATCTCCCGCTCAATCGGAATCTTTCGAGCTACAAGCTCATTCAGATATCGCTTGTCCGAAGGGGTCTGAATCGAAAGGTAGTACTCCTTGTCAGTGTAGATGTAAGGCTGCAGATATTCACAAGCTTCAACAACGAGCTTGATGTCATTGAATTGAAAGCGCTTCGCCTGATCGAGGGTAGTTGCGATCACGGAGAGGTAGCCATCTGAATGTGGCTTCACACCAAAGTGCTGCTGCCAGTTGTCGAGCCAGAGGAAGTACGAGAGCATATACGCTCCCAGAATTCCACCGATGACTCCTTTAGAACCACGTCTCCCGAGAATTGACTGAATATGCGGGAAGTGTTTGTAACCTCGCTGTTTCAGCCAATCTACTCGCTCCCAAATGTCAGGCTGGATGCCAGCAACTTCTTTGTGCTGGGTGAAACCCCTACGCCACTCCTCGATAACTTCGAGATCGTACGCAGTCATGTTCTCTGTCTCAAGAAAGATCAGCTTGAGAAGGGTTAGCTGTCTTGGGTAGAGTGACTGGCCACAGAAGGACTTATGAACAGCAAAATCGACAATCGAGTCCCACGGAGTTGAAGTTGAGAGGGAGGTCGTAAAGTCGCGAACGAGGTCAATCTCATTGAGATTGAAAGCTGATCTCTTCTCGTGTCTCAACTCTTCTTCTTCTCTAGGTTGTACTCTCTAATCAGACCGTCAGCTAGCTTCGCTGAGTTGTTAAACCCAAATTGGGAGATGAACTCAACAAGTGACGCTCTAAAGCACTCTCTCTTTTGATCTGTCTCACTCAAGATGCGTCCAAATGGTCCACTAGAAGATTGCTGCGATCCCACTTAACTACCAATCATTGTCTAGTCGTGCTCCCGGACGTCGGTATTGCTCGAAGGGATCGTTTTCAGGCGGTGGGATGTTGTGAAGTCTCTCTATCTCGAGTGGCTGGTAACTAGATCTGGGTTGAGCACTGTAGTAGGGATCATCGCGCCAGTTCGGGTTATACAACTGCTTAGAGTGTGGGTCTTTAAAAGCTCCAGGTCCCCACTTTTTGAGTGTACGCTTGTCTTGAGAGGTTAGTCCTAATAACGAATCTTCGACTTCTTGGTCAGGGACAAGTCTCTTGATAGTGGCTCCTGAAGTTCCCCACTCAGAATCGACCTTCGAAGTCCCGCCTGCTCGAGCAGCAGGTGTCTCGTTAGGCGTAACCTCATACACATACTTGGGTTCAACGCCTGTATCCGACGAGATTGCCTTCTGCCAGTCCCTTGCATTTGGGAGGGTGTCTGTAACCCAGAGGTGGTTCTCTTCAGGGTCTGTTCCCTGTGTCCTCCCGTACGGAGACGTACCTCCAAAAGGAGTCAACCCTGTACCAGGCTGAAGTTCAGACGGAGAGACATGATACCACTTCTTTGCAGAGCTTTTCCTAACACGTTCTAGGTGTACAAGTGACTCTTTGTACAACTTATCGAGTTCACTCATACATGACTCCTAGAAGATTGCTGCAGTCTCACTCTCACCTATCCCATTCAAGAGTCTAATAGCATCTTCGACAGTATATGATGTGTGTGGGTACGTTGGCCAAGGTGATGTCGTCACGAACTGCAGACCTTTGAAGATAGCGATGACAGCAGCAGGCATTTCCTTCAGAGGTGAGACCATCATCTCTGTTATCTGCTCGACTGCAGAATCTTTGCCTGACAGAAGAGCTATCGGATCTTGTACGACTCTGTAGATCATCGTCATGTCTTCACCTACATCGTCATCAGGTACTTCACCATAGATGTCTTTGTGATGTACGAAGTCGTAGATGAAGTCAGGTGTGTCTTTGAAGCGATTGTCGCTAATACCACGCGAATCTTTGTCGGGCATTGGCCAATTTGCCCACTTATTTCCGTTCGCAACATTCTTCTCACGACAGGGCGGACCAAAGATGACCATCGCTTTGAGAGTCTTGCCGTGACGCTCGTACTCTTGGCCTGGTCGGGTCAGATCATAGATGCGCTTCGCGCCGATTCCAGATTGGCTATAGTAGACTCCAGCCCACTCCTGCTCTGGCGGTTTCAGATCAAGAAGTCTCAAATGCTCTGAAACGAGCGTGTCAACTGACTGCTTCATTGGGAAAGTCGCTGCTGGATACCAGACTCCTTGATGGTCCCAGAAGCGCTTGTCTAGCTGACTCGCAACGAGGAATGTAGGATCATTCCACGTATCCCACTGCGCTCCAGTTCCAGCAGCATTGTAGATCTTACGCTTAACGTACTGACGACCATCAAGCTGAGCCTTAACGTCCCACCACGTCATGTTCTACATGCCTAAAGACTTGCGAACTTCTGCGGGATCTTTGCCTTCAACGAGGACGGCAAAGAGACCACAGAGCATGTCCCACCCTGTTTGACCGTGATACTTGTTAGTGTAGATCTCAGACAAAACTGTTATTTGATCAAGAGTGCTCGTTGTCCACCAGAGATCGCCAGGCAGTTTCCCAGGATCTGCGCCTGCAGGACGAACGACCGTGTTTTGTCCAAGCTCGACTTCATGATAGAGACTAACTCCACGCCAACTCAGAGGCGGGTAGTTAGGAGCATTCGGATCTCGCCCATCGAGTTGTCCTTTTACTTCATCTTCTGCACTTGCCATCTAACTCTCCTAGTTTGAAACCACTTTGATCTGAGACTTCGGAATCATTGTAGACGTTGGTGTGAAGATACGTCCAAGAACGCCAGTGACAATCGTCCCTGCGACCATGATAAGCGGAGCAATGCGCGGGTCTGAATGATCAGAAAGCGAAACTGTAAGCGAAGTGATGAGTGATCCACCCTGTAAGAGCGCTAGAACGCTGTATACAATGCGACGAACGCGATCTCGAGTATTCCCTAAGGAGAGCAAGGGGTCTGCGATAGCAAAGATATACGGTAACCACAAGGTAACCGCAGTGTCTGTCACTAAGTGAGCTCCTACAAGCGAGGTGACAACAACCGGGACAAGTTGGTGGAAGAGGGCACGCCAATCGTCCAAAGTCTTCAGCGGAACCATACCACCTGCAGGGACGACTAGCGTTTCGGATGGCTTGGGGACAGCTACAACAGTACCGTCCTTGAGTTCTGTGTCAACTGTTGGGACAGGAGTAGGGCTAGTCACTCTACTTCTCCTTCTGAATAAACTGTAGAAGTTCTTTGGCAAGTGTCACTAACCCCTCTACTGACCCATTTGGACCCTCACCGTTAGCAAGTCTCTGAACACGAGCGACATGTTCTTGAACGCCTGTAAGTGCACCGATGATCACGAGGATGTCCCACACACTTCCATCAGTGTTCAACATCATCCCGACTGTATCGTCGACTCCTTGATTGTCATCACGGAAGATCGCTCGACTCGGCCACTTCCCATTGAACTGTGGACTCGACGGGTAGCCCATGATCTTGTCGTAAATCTCTTGCTGCTGCTTGTCTGACAAACTCACTAGTAAGTCTCCCTCTACCTCACCCTTGTAGTTGACAAGACTCAGGAGCGAATCTCCAATAGCCTTGCATGTTATCCATCTGTTTGTTCGATCTTCAATTCCATTCGCTTCTGAGATAGCGTTAGGATTGCCACGATTCACTGCTTTCGATGCTCTGCTAATGTCACCGTTGTCAGAGAGTGTGTTGAGTGTAGACTGTGCGACCGTCCAGTACCAAACAGCACCTAAGAACGCGTACTCATCTTGCTCGAGTTTCGTAGGATTATCAACGAAGAATGTTGCAGTTGGGACATAGCCCTCGCTGAAAGCCCACTGCGAAAGCTTTCGATAGTTGTCCTTGCCAGTGACCTGAATTGGGCCCCTACCCAAGTAACGATAGCCATCTCCAGGTTGATCATTGCCCATACGACCTTGATACGTAAGCTGATCTGCAGTTGGTCCCCAAAGTTCACGCATATACTTCAAGCCAACAGATTCATGACCAATCTGAGCGCACCACATCGCAATTCGATTGACTGTAATACACTCAGACTTGCGTAGAGCATCCGCTACATACGGAAGCAACTGCGAGTAGCGCTCTAGCGAGACAGTATCGTTCATCGCTTTGGAAAGAATTGCGACCGGCGGAGTCTGGATTGGTGTAGGAGCGATGACTTCACTACCCACGTTCGCGTAACAATAGCCCTTAGGTGGGATCAGCGAAGCGTATTGATCAAACGTAATCCAGTACCCAAACGGCCTGAATCCAGGATCAGCGATCCAAACAGCACGTGACCCCTTGCCGTCGTAATTGTCATCGTAGCCCATCGCAGGGACATAGTGAAAGACTTCTCGATTGCCGTAATTCGGAGTAGTCGACCCCTTGATCGCAATAGGATGATTCGTAACTGGAGAATCCCAATTCGTCGGGACTCCATACCCTGCATTGATTGAACGTGTCAAACGCTCCCACAAAAGATCTTTCTGAAGCTGACTCGGAGGATCTTGCTCTAAGTAGACTGATGTGTACTGAGCATCAGGAACGTGTCTATCTAGAACACGCTCAATGAGTCCGACAAAGTCAGTTCCGTTTGTAGTCGTTCCAATTTCAGAAGCTAGAGTCGCTTCAGGGATTATGATCCCAAGTGAGTTGAGAACGACTTGTGTTGTAGCAGGACCACACCAGTACCCAGTCTCCTGAGGAACGACACTCTGGTTGTAAGGCAAAACCTTCTCGGTCATCACACCCTCTTCGAACTAAACCTTACGTAACTACTCTCATAAGCCATGCAGCAGCTGAAGCTATTTGTCCTGATGCAAATGTTAGCTGTCCAGTTCCAGTAGAATCAAAAGCCCACACACTCAAGTTGTATGAAGTAGTCATGCTGTAGTAGGTCTGAGTACCATCCTGCATCACATTTGTAGTATCTGCAGCAGGCTTCACAACTACAAGTGAGTTGTCGTCATACATCGCCCTACCGTATCCAGAAGCAACTAAAGTCTGAGCATCGTACGTAGTCTGCGTAGTGTCACCAATCTTGACTTCAACGATTGGCCTCGCTCGCCCTACAACAGTGAACAAGATGTTCATGAAAACTAGTGGCTTGAATCGAACTCCTGTAGCTCCGAGAGCAAATTCAGCAATTTTGACGGGCGTAGACCCTGCGGTACCTGCAGCTATGCCTGTGATGCCATACGGCCCTTTGAAGATGCCTGCGCCTAACGCAGGGACTTGAGCATCTGGAATTCGCCCTAGTGAATCGAGAGTAGCGACTCCACCAGCTACGCCTCTTTGTGTCAACGGAATCAGAAGAGCGTCTTGAGCAGCATAGTAGCTAGAATCCGCGTAGAGTGCGTCATGCGTGTCAACATACGACTTCGTCGCTTTTCCAGCGATTAGAGTTGCTACTCGACCGTCAACATACGAACGAGTTACACCAGATGTGAGTTGAGTCTCGACCATCAGTTTGTTCTGTACACCATCAGCAACTGAATCGTCTGGCTCAGGGCCAACATAGGGAATCGTAGGCACTCTAGACTCCTGGAACAATCGCAGTAGTGAAGACAAGATTGTCATTCACGAATGTATAAGCTGTGCCTGCCCAAAGACTGATGTAGAGCGATAGGAGCGTGTTGCCTGTCATCGGTGGGCGAGTAAAGGGTGTTACTGAAGGGTCGCACGCAGGGTTGAAGCACCACTGGGATTGCTGATACACTCCAAGAGCGATGCCTGCAGCCCATAACTGGTTCGAGGGATCAAGAACAGCCATCTTCCCGATACTACCTCCACCAGAACGTCTAATCTGACTCTGGACGGAGCAATAGCCTTCAATCGAGCCGAAGATGAGTGGGTAGTATGGGTATCCTGGATCAGCGATCTCAATCGTAGCAGCCTGAAACTCTTTAGTTGCTGTTGTAGTGACTGTCTTCGATGTGAAGAGAACAGTTGTTACGTTAGCTGCGCTTGAAGAACGATCTACTAGAGTTGTAGGCAATTGTCCAGAAGGGACAAATCCATCAGAACCTAGTGAAGCTACACCACTCGCTGCACCTCTCTGAGTGACAGGGATGTAAGCTGTATCAGCAGCTTGAACTGCAGTGATCTTCGCCTTGGTATTGTCCCTCGTATCGACATACGACTGAGTAACAAGCGTAGCAGCTGCTGCAGCTGCAGCTGAGTTCACATACGACAGATCAACAGCGACTTGTCCGTACCGCGTATCGACATACTGCTTATTCGTAATAGCAGCGTCGGAGTCAGGTTGTCGTCCAACGTAAGGCTGACCTGTCATACGGGCACCGCTATTACATGAAGGTTAGGACGAGCAGTAGTCAACGCAACTGCACTCGAATTCGCGCTACGATTGACTGTAACTGTGAGTGTCTTGCTACCCGTCCACGAGGATTGAGAGGCTAGATTTAGAGGCTGCACATTAACTGGAGCATAACTCGAAGCATCAGTTCCTGGAATCGTATCATTGATCGTAATCCAATCAATTCCAGGAGGTTCAGTCTGCGCCCAAAGTGCGAGAGCGAAGTCCTTGCCTCCTGGTCGAATGCCCCAACCCCAACCCCTGTTGTTCGCGCCCATTCGGGTCACAGAAGAGGACGAATCATCCCACGTAGCGAGTGAGGTAGTATTCTTCAAAAACTCGAAAAGTCGTTTGTTCCCAGCATCTGCACCACACCTCAACCTCAGTATGTCCCCTTCGGACATTGATAGACTACGAGTGTCTATCTCTACTTCTGAACTCGCAGTTGAGTAGCCATAGTGGAGAGTATCTCGACCATCCCAGTAGCAATAAACATGTTGAGAATGAGCAGTATTCACACGCCCATAGAGGTAGAGTCGACAGCGTCCACCGAAGTCAGTTGTGTCTTCAGGTGCGTGACTCATACGAAGAGCTATCTCTTGCCAGTCATCATACGTCGTAGCAGAAGGACCAGTCTTTCGGAAGAAGCCTTGTCGATCTGTGCTCGCTCCTGAAGCGTTCCAACGAGTCTGGTTACCGTCTACATAGATCGTGCCAGGAGCAGTTCCTGTATAGGACTCTTCCCAATAATCAGAACCACCCAGACCACTGAAGACAATTCGATTGAAGTTATCCCAAGCCCAGTAATTGTAGCTGTCAAGGCTCCCCTTACCTTGGGCGATGATAGGACCTGTTGTATCTCCTACCCGAACACTAACGACAGGTGCAATACCATCAGTCGAGGACAACCCGTCAAAAGTCCCGAACACGAGCAGCTTGTACGTATACCCAGGGTCAGTCACTCCACATGTATAAACTGATGTATCAGCGTTTGTACTCACAACAACAGAGCTCGAGTTGTACGCTGTTGGTGACCAAAAGCCCCTTGGGTAACGTTGGGAGACAGACCCACCTACTCGAACAGGGTTGATTCTCCCTGTCGAGTCGAGACTAGGGACACCGTTCGCTACATCCTTCTGAGCTAACTTCAGTCTGAGATTGTCCTGCTGCTGGATGTAGAACTGTGTTGCATTAAGCTCATCTTGAACATCAACATACGTCTGAGCAACATATCCCGAAAGAGCTGACGTGATTGTGTTATCGATCTCTGTAGTTGTTAGGTTCGAAGCCATTCGTGAAGCAACATAACTTCTATATGAAATCTCACGATTCGCAGTTATCGTTGGGCCACGATACTCTAAGTAAGAAGAGGGCACTTGTTACCCCTGAACAATCACTCGATACTGACCTGATGTTGGTGCTGTCCCGAACTCAAGCGAGCAAGTATTCAGTCCTGTAACAGTGATAGGCACAAAAACCAGAAGTCCACTACCTATCTCCCTAACAGTCACTTCAACATCGAGCGTTCCCAGATTGTGGGTGATATTCGCTACTGTCGACCCACTCGGGCAGTTGACTGCATACTTGCGAACAACAACATTCGTATCAACAGAAGCACCTCCCGCTGACGCAACAATACCACCGCCTGTAACTGCCTTTAGGGAGAAGTCTAGTCCAGATAGCAGAACTCCATTGGAGCCTGTATATGCATTTGGTGGCCCTGCGGTCATCACCTTAGACCAGTTGTTGACGTTTGTCCCAACTACACCTGATGCTGCAGTCTCTTGCCAGAACGTGTTTGAATTGACTGTGCCACCTGACACGAGAACGAGCGTTCCCTTAACAAAGTACGATGCATCAGACATATCTGAGACGCGTGTCCACGCACCCGTATTGACTGTCCAAAGTCCGTTCTGAATTGAAGACGTCTGTGCAGTCAATAGAACAACAGTTCCAAGAGACATCAGAGAACCGTCAGCAACCTGCTGTCCTGAAAGCGAAGCAATGTTTGAAGTAGCAACACGACCGGCTAGCTGCTTACACACAACAGATGCTGTGATAAGTCCATTTACATCTGATGTTGAGGTCTTTGTGACAAGGTCTGTGAGATTTGCCTTCAAACTCAGAGCCGTCACTAATCCTGAAACATCAGCTTGTGGGACAGCAACAGAAGACGATCTCGCACCAACGTCTGAAGCAGCGAGGACTACAATACCAGTGTGTCCATTGACAGAGGTAACAGAATCGGCAGCTTGCGTATACTTCAGCCAATTCGAGAAAGACGTAGGGTCTGGGTCAATCAGTTGGTATGTACCAACATCAGCACCAGTGGTAATGATGCAGATGTCTCCAACCTGAACCTGAGTAGTCGTAAGGGCAAGCATAGCAGCCCTGCTTGCAACTGTATAAGTCTCGCTCGTTGCAATTGAGGGCAACTGAGAAGACGGAATCTTCCCGCCTACGAGATCTGCCTTCGCTGCAAGGTCAGAAACAAGTCCCATGATTGAAGACTCTGGAATGTTCGTCGGGACTTGACTAGAGGTGAGCACACCTCCTGAGAGATCAGCTTTGTTGGGAAGTGCAGTCTCAATAGTGTCAAGTCGATCGACAGCATCGTCTAGATCGGTTTGATCTGCCTTCCCTGCAACTACAGTGGTTAGATCATCGACATCAGTCTGGAGAGCTTTACCACCGACTACAGTAACTAGATCGTCAAGATCAGTTTGAGAGGCCTTTCCACCTACAACTGTGGTAAGATCATCTACAGCTGTCTGAGAGGCTTTTCCGCCTACGACCGTAGTCAAGTCATCGAGATCTGTTTGTTCTGCTTTTCCGCCAACTACAGTTGTCAGATCGTCGAGATCAGTCTGAGAGGCCTTTCCACCTACGATAGTGGTTAGCGAATCGAGATCACCTTGAGTAGCTAGCTCTGGGTCAGCTCCATTAGCTTCGTTTCGTCGTCGAAGCTCAAGGTGGCCGTTAGGCGTGATGTACGCATAGACGCCTTCACCGTCATCTGCACCGTCTGGGTTGTAGTAGAAGCCATCAGCATTCGCATTTGGATTCGTAGGGTTGTAGCCAAAGGGTGAATCGATTGCTACATTCGAGAAATCGTCAGTTGCTTCATACCAGTCGTAGCGAACACCTTTGAGGTCAGTTCCTGAACCTCCGCCAGAGACACCACCAACCTCGAGAGCGTTGATTCTGTTTCCGTGATTGGTTAAAGTCGTGGATAGGTTCTGAACATCTCCTATAGGGACAGGATCACTAGCAGATCTCGCACCAATTTGAGCAGGAGTAAGCTCGTCTGACCCACCTGTGAAGTGAGTGTTCTTGTGTGATGTCGGGTTTCTAGAGTCTGTAAGTCTCGGATCAGTGAGTAGTACACGATCATCGAGTTCGTTCTGAAGGTCAGCTAGGTCAGCGATAGCAAGTGTAACGATTCCTGTCTTCCCATTGACAGAGTCGACAGCACCTGACCCTGTAACAGCAATCGGCGTCCCGTCCTTCTTAACGAGGACGTTGCTGTTGTTGACCCTTGCTATGTCAGTGTCTAGAAGAGTTGACTGTACAACTCCGCTTCCATTGAGCCTAACAATTACTGTGCTGTTCTCGATTGCTGTAATACGAGAAGCTTGAGAAGTAAGAGACGAGTTTGTAGCAGTTTCAAAGTCTGCTAATCCTGTAACATCTGTTGCAGGGACAGCAACTGAACTAGATCTTGCTCCGACATCAGAGGCAGCAAGTACAACAGCACCAGTGTGGCCATTGACTGAGAGGACTTCACCTGCGGACGAGGTCTTGAGCCAGTTGGAGAGAGTCGAGGGCGGATTCTGTAGAAGAATCCACGTCCCATCAGGGCGGACTGCTAGATCACCAGGTTGAACCTGAGTAGTTGTGAGAGCGAGCATCGCAGCTTGATCCGCAACTGGAACAGCAGTTGTCAACGAGATTGTTGGAAGCTGTGACGAAGGAACCTTCCCGCCAACGAGATCTGCTTTGGTGAGAAGCGTAGCTGTATGAGACTCTGTCGTAGCTACAAGATCCGCGATCTGAGCGTTCGTATCTGTCTCGAGCTGGTCAATTGTGTTGTTGAGATCGATAACTGCATTCGCTCTGATAGTCGCTTCAGAAAGATCAGCGGTGTGGAGGTTGCTGACAGCAGTGAGCAGATTCGATTGAGCAGTATCTAGGGTGGATTGGATCTGAGCTGCGAGTTCTTGCTCAAGCTGAATTCGAACTGCATTGTCAGCAGCTAGACGAGCAGCTGTCTCAGACGCAAGAGCTTCACCAACTGCGTCAGCATCTCCCTGTCCTGTAATTGGAGTCCCAAAAGCATTGACAACTTGTCCGTCTTCGTTCAGTTTTGCTACACGCCCAGCAACGCCCAAATCCGCTTGCTGGAGATAAGTCTCACTAGGGACAATCTCGCCTAGATCGTGCAGATCCGCAAAGTTGACATCGAAGTTCGGCATCGCGAAGTCTTCGGTGTACGTCTTGCCGAGAAACTGCGTACGCCAGCCGATTCGGTAGAGGATTCGCTCTGAAAGTCCTGGATCATCAGTCGGGACGAGGTCGAAGTAGGCGTTGTTCGTAGACTGCGTTAGTGAAATCTTCTGAACTTGCTTCCCGCCAACAAGTGTATAGTTGTCGAGGTTTGAAGACGGTGCAGTGATCGGAATAACGACAACTTCAACGACCTCTGGGTTCATTGTAGCAGTAGTCCCGACGGACTTCTTGAAGGATACCGTGAGCCTTCTCTTAATCAACTCAGCTCTCCCTGAACAGAAGTCCTACATAAGCACGGTCACTTATTCACGGGAGACTCATACCAGGTCCCAGGGTCAGGCAGTCTTATTGAATCGCCCTCCCAAGACTCTCGAGTACCAAAACGCCACGCGACTCGTCCGGGTTCACGTGTACTCATATCCTCTTCTTTATCCCTCGAGGGGTGAAAGTCAAGTACAGTAGGACCATCAGCATGATTTACAAGCGAAGGGTTTGTGAACGAGATCTCAAGTCCTTTACCCTGGACCCACTCTGCGATAAGCTCATCGATCGGCAATTGCTCCTCTAGGCTTTCTTCAACCCTTCTCTTTCGAAGTTCTAGATACGCAATGAGGCTAGGGACGAAGTTCCACTTCACGCAAATTCCGACTCCGTGGGTATAGAGGTCAGTCATAATGAATGGTGAATCTAGGCCAATAACCTGCGCGACAGAGTCTTGGTACTGAGGTGGTCGCTTCCGACCGAGATAGAGCGATACTACTGGTGTAGGAGCATGGGGAAGCATCTTCGCAAGTTCTTCGCGAAGTTCTGAGACTGGAACAGCGTCATCTTCAAGAACAACGCACCACTCAGCTCCAATCCAAGCAAGTGATCTCCACGCTCTGAGATGATTCTCTTCGCAACCAACACCACCCTCGTCGAGACAAACGCTATCAGCTTTGACCTCTTTCGCGAGCTGTTTGATCTGGTCTTGACGTGTATAATGTCCAACGATTCCAATCTGGATGTCCTTAGTCATCATAGCAAGTGACTCTTGGAAGCGTCTTCAGCCACGTGATGAGGTTCTTCGCCTCTTCTCTCGAGAGCGGCATCTGATTCTTGTTCGTCAAAAACTCATTCATGACAACGCCCTGAGGTTTGTGGAAGTTCTTTCGAACCCAGACTTCCATGCCTGCTTCATGAAGCTGCTCTATACGATCGATCAGCTCGTCTTCGCCACTCAAGGACCAATCGCGTTCACCAAACAACGCTAACATCAACGTTATCTGAGGAACAGATGCATGTCCTGCAGGTGCTCTATCAAAACTCAACTTGCTTGCTCACTCTCGTCCCTACACTCTTTGGGTCTTTCCTTCTTCTTCTGGGAGCCTGACTGCGTGAAGAAGATTCCACCAAAGACTCCAACAACTCTGCTGAAACTCTTAGCATACTCTCCACACTCTTGAAGAACTGGACACTCGGTCTTACAAATTCGTATAGCTTCTTGAGCAATGTAAGCTTCTCCAACCTTGGGGTCCCACCACTCGGGATCATAGTTGCGACAAGCAGCAAGACGCATCCAGTTACGTTTTTTGACTCCCTCTCCGTCTGCGTCTTCTTTCATCTCAACCCTGTCTGTTCAACTTCCAGCTAAGGAAACGTGGGTCGTTCTCAAACTTATGCTGGCCGTACTTCTGGTTAAAGATATCTACTTGTTGCCATGTGAGATCTTCTTGCTCACTCTTGTTCTGAAGGGTCATGGACCTTAGGTGGTGCACTATCGACTTAGGAACGAGCATAGGTGCTGTCCCTGTTTTTGTGACTTGCTCGATTACAACATCATCACACAAGATTTTTCGCAAGTCGAGCTCTCTTCACATTACAAGCAAAGCAACTCACAACTAGGTTCTCAGGATCGTTGTTCAGCTTGTCCCCATCAAGGTGATCAGCTTGGATCCCACTCCGTCCAGCACTCCAAGTTAAGACTCTACCGCAACCCCAATGACACTCATGTTCGCAATCAAGGGATTCGCAACCGAGCTTCTCCCAGAGGACCAACCTATGTTCAGAGACACTACCATTCCTAGCTAAGGGGTGATCTTGTAGACTACAAAGTACGAAGTAACCCGTATCTTCGTGTCCAGTTGTAGGTGTCTTTCTGTACTGTCCTAAACGAGAATTGTAATAGTCCTCTTCTAGACTAATTAACTTTTGACGTCTTGACTGTTGTTCACGATTCTCCTCACTTGACCAAAACTCTTTCAACCTTTCAGACTGTTCTTGTCTATGTCTATCCTCTGCCCAATACTTCTTCAAGCCTTCCGAACTCTTCCCTAAATGTCGTCCACACATACACCCTTGAGGACATGGCTTCCCACTCACTTCTGCGACTTCCTCCACTCCTGGTATCTCGAGTCTTTGAGGAACTGCTCTTGATGATATTTTTGGTTAAAAGACTCTACTTGACCCCACGTAAGACTGTCTTGATCTTCTCTAGACATCAAAGTCATGGATCGAAGATGGTGCACTATTGATTTGGGAACGAGCATAGGGAGAACACCAACAGACTTCACTTGCTCAATAACACAATTATCACTGAACCAAAACGAGACATCAGTATCGAACCCACCGATCTCTTTCCAAAGCTCTCGAGAAATCATAAAGCACCAACCTCCGAAATGTCTTCCGCAGACATCTCCCATCGTGTTCTCAACAACATCAGTTTGTCGTAGATCACTAGGACACTTCGGAGAGACAATCGGGTGATTCGCTGCTAGAAGATGATGCAGCCAGCCGTCCGTGAAGATCAGATCGTTATTTGCAGCGAGAATCCAGGGAGCTTGTCCATATTTCGCTCCTCGATTCATGAAGACGTTGTAGTTGAACTCCTCAGGAGCATGTATCGTTAGAGCGTTTGTGTACTCTACACCCTCTTGCTGCTCGAGAACAATCACATTCACTGGAAGCGAGTTCGCACCTGAGATGCAGCTGTTGATTGCAGTCTGCGTCATCTCTTGCAATAGCTGAGTGTCAGAGTTCGAAAGCATCACAACATCGACAACAGGGTCTGCTCTCTTTGTTCTAAGACCCCCCGTCCTGTGATACTGTGTCTCTGTTGTCTCATCATTGTAGTCGTAGAAGTACAAGACCTTGTTAATGAAGTGCTCTGTCTTCAGATGTGGGAGAAGAAGCTTCGAATATGCAGAGTCTTCTCCATACAAGATATTCGGAAACGAAGACTTGACTGCTAGAGACTTCTTGACGGCGCAGATATGGTTAGGAAGTCTCTCGTACCCAGATTCTGTATTTTGATCTTCAGCAAAGTCAATCGAGTATCTGCAAATCTTGGGCTCAGAGCTATTCATCGAGACTTCAGCTAGAAACGTGATTACATCTGCATCAGACTCTGTTGCATCGAGAACGAGTTTGAACATCTCTGACGAAATGCGATCATCATCATCAATGAACTGCACATACTTCCCTTGAGCAGCATCGACCATGATGTTTCGCTTCTCGCCTAACATCATCTGCTTGTTGTCCGTCAAGATTTGAATCTCAATACGATCCTTGTACTGCTGCGGAAGCGAGTCATATTGAGACCAGATCTGACGCTGAATCTCTCGCCCAAAAGTCTCGTAGCGAGTATGGACACTACAGACGAGAATACTGAGGTCGATCACTTCTCAAGAACTACTTCTTCAGGGGGAGCGTTGTCTTCGTCAGAGGTTTAGGAGCAGGACGCTCAAAGACTTCTGTGGTCTCGTTCTTCCCGTCAGAGTACTTCAGAGTGATCGTTCCGCCCTCGAGAAGCTCTTTGTAAGCAGCCTCACGAGCGCGGCCAGGCCTCGTGTAACCTTCTTGTGGACCTAGGGTCGTCAGTCCGTTTGTCGAGCTCGAACGATAACGAAACTCGCCTCTGAAGTCCTTGAAGAACGTGACAACTCGATTACTCACTTCTGATTCCTTTCGAACAACTCTTTGTGATGCTGACAAAACCACCCAATGTTTCCTTGAACATTGAGAAGACTCTCGCCCTGATCTACGCAAGAAGGGACTGCGCAATCAGGTTTGGACTGCTTATCCGAATACTTCGACAACTAGCTAGACTCTCTAATCACTTCAGCTTCAAGCAAGAAGCAATCGAACTTCTCGATCAAGTTGCACGATTCGCGATGCGTACGGCCAATAGTGCCAAAAATCATCATTGGACTCCCGCAGCATTCAGAAAGCATGTTACCCTGCCAGTGCGAGTCACGCTTATCGACGAGGTATCGTCCACGCTCACCCTTGGCAAAGTAGCCTCCGTACCCAACGCTCCACTTAAGCCTCATCTAGCTCGCTTCTGAACTTGGGAAGGACGAACTCGCAAGCTGATGGCCACCGTGCACCAACTCTCCGATCGCTGACTTCGGGGCAAGTTCGTCCTTAGTCATATTATAGTTGGAAGTTGTACTGAACATAAGGGCCTGCTGGAAAGTGAATTCCAGAATATTGCGTTGGACGTCTATCAGGGGGACTATGAGCAAAGTACTCTCTTGTACACTCTTTGCAGTACGTTCTCACTGTCTGGTGTTCTGGCCCATTTTTGAAGAAAACTGTAATGTGAGAGCAGACAGGGACTCTGTCAAATTCTGCACTGATTACACTAGACTCGAGCATCGTGTCGATTCCACCACTCGGGTTCAGACGGGAAACTAGGCATCCCTAACGACTCCATTGACTGTGGCTCTGTTCCTGGAGCATAGATGTAGGACTCTTCGATACTCTGAAGCGGATCACCAAGTGGATCATGCGGGAAAATGAGTGTCTTCGCATCTTCTGGATGCTCGACATTCTTCTCGACCCACTCAAGAATCTTCGGAAGTCTCGTCTCGAGTCCGAAATAGTCAGTCCACTCTTTCAGACGAAGCAACTTGCGGTAGACATCACGAGCTGTCTCTGGATTCGCTGGAATCATCTCGCATTGAGCACCTGTTCCTCCGTCAACACGCTTCATGGACCAACCTCGGCCGTATTTCTGAGATGTGAGATTGACTGATGTGAACGACTGCTTTTCAGAAGGTTCTCGTCTGATAAAGCGCACGAGTTCGAAGTCGCAAGAAAATCCGTGGTGACCGTGGATTCCACAACGTCCATTGCTTCGATCTAAGAACCTACACTTTGGCGGGAGTCCATTAGGTTCAGTAAGCTCCTTAGGCTGGCTGATCGTTCTGACAGAGACCTCTCTGCCATCGAACGAGATCAGTCGCTCTTCTGCGAACCCGACAGGCGGGTCTTCAGACGGGATGTAGTCCATTGTGTAGGGTCCGCAGCAGCCTCCACAATTCGAAGGACAAGTCGCGCTTCTGAATAGCAAAGGCGAGACACGCAATCTCGGGACTGGATACGTCTTGCCTTTGAAGTCAAACGGAACAGCATTGACAGCTGCGAAATAGCCTTGGATAATCTTATCGACACTATCGGCGGGAATTTTAATCACCCACTCTTTCTGTTAGAGTTTAATCATTGTAAGTGGAAATGATCGCGAATATACCAAATCCTTGTACGCAAGTGGATTCTTTGTATCAACCCACGCGTCTCCAACCTTCAAGAGGACATCTTCAGGTTGTTTTCGATCTCGATAGAAGACACCATAGGTATGCATGACATCAGACTCAGTGAAGGCATCGCTAATTAGATGCTGTCCTGCATCGTGATAGTACTTATTCGCCATCCCAGCGAAGAACGTACTATCTTGATGTCCATAGCCGTAGAGTCCTGTTGCTTCTTCATCTTCGAAGAACGGGTAGATCAGAGTCTCTTCGATTGAGAAATACTTGATAGGGTCGGGCCAGTTATCGAGAAGAGCTTCTTGCCTTCGCTTTCGTCGAAAAAGTCTCACTTTGGCTCTCTCCTCCTAGCACTTCTCAATGCTGGGATGATGACAGCAGCATGATCCATCGCGAATCGAACATGCGATCTAGCATACTGAGTCCCGTAAAAAGTGCGCCCGAGACTCATGGCCATATCGAAGGTCTTCTCGTCTCTTTCGATCATATTCACGAGATCTGAGACATCATCATCTGACCACGGCTTGCCCAGATTGTACGCGTTTTTCTTGGTCTTCTCGTTCAGACCTCTGACGTAACTCTTTGAACTCTTCTTCTGACTCACTCTTGTTCTTTCACTCTAGCTGTTTGGATTAGCATTGAACACTGACGGGAAGTGCTGATGCGGAGGTGCTCCCTTCTTCTGATTCACGATGTAGTCAAAGAGCCATATATCGTTCTGCTGCCAGACATACTCATAGTCTAGAGGAGTGTAGTACTCTCGCATCGCTTCCCAAACATCAGGGTAGAGTTTGATCAGCTCTGATGTAATCTTCGCGAGACCGAGCGGAGCGCACCCGTTCTTGACACAATCTATCTCAGGCACGTAGCCATAAAAACACCACGGTTCTGGACACTCTGCAATAGCTGTGATAGCACCAGGCCAGGGGACTATGTCATGTTCTAGGTTCGCAAAGGATGTCTCTCTTTGTGTCCAACGGTCTCCTAGGTACTGAGTATACGCCCACTTATTGGATGAGACATCAACGATCTCGTATTGTACGTCCTTCTCAACAAGCTGATTCTGCATATAGAGTCTTGTCGCTAGTCGAACTTCTGTAGCGGGAACGTAGACCTTCATCCTGCGACCTTAATCAGGTGCTCATAGTCATACCACCTATGTGGGCTGATGACTCGCTTCGCTCCGTACTCGCAATTCTCAGTCGGGCCAAGCTGTACGTACATCCCTGCTACATTCACGACTGTATAGACTCTCGCGTTTTTCCTTCTGTCCTTCTTGACGAGCTTGCCCATCAAGGAGTAGGGATCGACTAACGTCCTCGTTTTGCTTCGCACGTCTGCAACCACTCGCTCACGATCTCACGCTTCTGATGAGCTCGACTCTTTACAAGCTTCTCGATCTGCCCGTTTCTCACGAACTTCGCTTCCTTCACGTTGCCCTTCTTCGAATAGACAACGCGTACCTCTGACCACTTATCAGGAGACTTATCTGCGGGTTTCAACAAGAAGACAACAAAGTGACCCTCTGACTTTAACCAAGGCTGAGAGTCGTAGTCAAAAGCCTCCCACCCCATTTGTCTGCTGATCTCAATATGCTCTTCCCTAGCAGAGCATCTCACCTCAAGGGCAGTAGTCACTTCTTGCCCAGCAATTCGTTCACATGCTTCTGCGTCGTTCCAAAGAAGTTCGCAACATCACGGATATGAACGCCCTGATTCGCGAAGCGAGTGAGAACTTGCAAGACTTCTGGAACAGGTCCCTCAGGATCAATCTTCTTCGTAGAGTGAATCTGCTTCTTGTACGACTTAATCAGCTTGTCGTACTCTTCGTCGTCTCCAGTAATGACCTCAACATCAGGACGCGGAATCTTCTCAACATCGAAGTGCTCGAAGATAGTCTTCCGTACGTTGCCGAGACTGACAGAGACAAGAAACTCTTCAGTCGAAGGGATGTAAACGCCCCAGAACCCCTCTTCATGCTTGATCTTGACTAGACCACGCTGACTTCTAACTAGACTCACTCTACTCCTCTGCCCAGATATTCGCGAAGCCGATCACGCCCATACCATCTGTATAGACCGTAGCAGTGTACGTCTTTCCATCAATCACGTTGTTGCTCCAGCAAGTCTTGTAAAACTCGCGGACGAACTTCGTCCTTGCAAGCAGAGCATCGCTCTTCTCTGACTCAACAGATGCGAACTTGTGAATCTCACCCTGATTGTCTTCTACCCGAGCTTCGACACGCCACTTCATCTTCTTCTCCTGTTCGATTGATGGCCTATAGTTGTATTATAGTACCTTCAACTTCTGAACACAAGAGGTCATTCTGAAGAAGTCGTAACGGCCTTGCTTGCAGGGACGAGTCGTCCTTCTTTGATTTCGAGAGCGACAGGGACATCAACGAAATCTCGCCAATCCTTCGCGAGCAGTCCCTTATCGAGAGCGACAGAGTATTCGCATGTCCGCAGATCAATCTCTGAATTCACGCATCGTCTTGAATGCAGGATATAAACCGTCTTGTCAGCAGAGACAGCTCGCCCATAGTGGATCTCCTTGTCTCGTTCGACTCCAACGATCTCTTCGATCTGCGCTGGGTCTACTAAGTCACTCATACTTCTTCTCTCCTCTAGCAGGGCGCCCAATGCTGGTTCTGGGGCGAAAAGTCGGCGCAAGCCCAACCCGTTTGCCAAAACCCTAGCACATTTTGCTCGTGCCAATGAGTACCATCTGCCTGCGTAGGCCCATCGCAATACCCACCCCACGGGGACTGCATGCAGCCTGCTGGACCTGCTTGAGCGGGTGTAGCGCTTGCGATTGCTGCTACGACAGCTCCGGCCAGAACTACACTCTTGATCTTCTTCACTCTGACTCTCTTTCTCTAAACTGCTTCTTCTCTTACAATGATGAAGTCTTCGAGATATGTCAGGGACATCATCTCAATCGCAACATCACACGAACAATTGTACTTCTGCATCAGAGTCCAGATTGCATCTCTAACTGCAACTTCTCTGAATTCATAATCGAGTCGACCCGAGACTCGAACAGAACGATCACTCACCCCCTCTAGTCCTCCACGTTTTGACTACGGGAACAAGAACTCTGAGCGTCTCGATTTGAATGACGAGGCACCAGCCCAGAACTGAAGCGAAGCTCAAGAAGTGGCTCATAGCAACCCCGCCATCGCTTCTTCTTCGAGATACAAATGACGCTCTTCAATTCCTTGCGCTTCGGACTTCATGTCATCGATGTGAGCGATGTAACGACCATCTACGAGTCCTTCGAAACGAGCGGGGGTGAAAAGCTGCTCGCTGTCGACTACGAAGTGCTCCTCATCGAGCTTCTCAACGACTGTCGTCCAAGACTCAGCTCCACCTCGGCCATTGCCGACATAGACGCGAACTCGATCGCCCTTCTTGAAGTTCTTCGGGAATTTGCCTTCTGGGATGTCCCAGAAGTTGTTGCGAGTACTCATTTCTTTCTCCTGTTCCATGAGTTGAGTTCTTCTGATACCCTATAGGAGTATTATAGTATAGGGAAATGGGTGAAACAATAGAGTTCTGGAAAGAAATTTCTCTACTGCTCGATAGTAGAGAAGAAGACTCCTGAGCACTGCTGCTGTCTAGGGGAGCACACTTGGATCGCAGAAGAAAAGACCACAAGGAGGAGAACTGCCACCAAAGCAGCTATAAATACGAAGATCGCAAAGTGAAATATTGCTCTCATCGCTCCTGCAATTAGGTGCATCTCTTCTCTTTAGAGAATATACTCGCCCCGAACGTTACACCTACAAGGCCTCAACTCGCCAGTCTTCTTACGATGACCTGTATCAGGCGAGAGGCACCCGAAATCACCATGCAAGTGTTTGAAGTGACCGCACTTCTTACATCGTTTGTCTTTTTGAAAGAGCGAAATCAATCTCAACTATCTTCACTCCAACGATAGCCTTCGCCCAGATTCTCTGAGACAAACGCCCAATCCCGATCTGCGACTTCGCCCTTCACAATTCGTTCCGCTATAGGAAACGAACAACCAAGTGGAGGACACTCGCCCTGGATAAACTCATCCATTCTCAGCGTCGGAACGGACCGAATAGTTGAGCAATCGCGATTAGGCCAACCTCAACAATGAGGACAACTTCGAATGTATTCATAGTAGAACTCCTTTGTTCTTGTCGCTTCTTTTGTTGTTACGTGTTCCAGTAAGCAATTGGGCGTAGTCTGGGCGCAACAATGCGAGTACTCTCCTCACGACGAACAGCAATACGACACTCTACAGAGCAATAGTTCCGATCCCTCTGCTTCTTAGGAATCTGTCTCGCGCAATTCATGCAGATGTCTTCTTCTGTCTCTTGCTTTGTCATCACTTCTTGCTCCAATGATTTGGGTTGATGCATCTCTTGAATTTGCAGTTCTGCTTAAGTCTCTCATCTTCTTGCAAGGGTCCTTTAAGACTCTCGTACACAAAGACATGAACAGGCTGAGAAGCTGGCGTAGGAGGACGTCCTGGCTTTCCTGGTGTCTCCCAAGTCTTAGGTCTCTCAGCAATAGTATCGTGGGTACCCGTCCAGATCCAATGCGCTGTAACATGCGGATCGTCAGAATGCTTGAATTCTATATGACTGCGAACACTCTTTGAGAGCATTTTCAGATCCCGAAGTTCTCACCATAGAAGCGTCCAAAGTGAAGTACTATATCTCCATCGAGCAGTCGCTTTAAACGATTGTGACTTGTGAAAGGACGTTCAAGGTTCCAGTAGTCTGAGAAATACGCTACAGGGATCATATGTGACCCAGAGGTGAACCTGTGTTTCGCTCTAGTTCGCATAGAACCTCCCACATCCACAAGTTGCGCAGTGTACACTGTTCAGATACCCTTCACGATAGACACATCTCACACTGTGGCCTCGAATCCAGTGTTTGAGGTAGTAGAAGAACCCCTTAGTCTCGATCATCAACTTCAACGACTCCTACAATATCGAACTCTGTATCAGACTCGTGCTCATACGCATTTGAGTCTTCCCTAAAAACGTACTTCGCTTCTTCTTTTGACCCTGCTTCGACTTCGACTTCGCCGACCCTGCACCACGTTACTGCGTACTTAGGCATCAGACTCCTCTTCTTTGCAATGTCGTCCTGAAGTTCTGAACTCACCCCAGTCTTCGACATACACAAGTGGAGGAGAGTCAACTCGCTTGATGACCTCTAGAACACGATAAAAACGGCCATCATAGACAAGACGCTCATCTTTCAAAAGACCGCCAGGGAAGTCTTCTAGACAGACAAGCTTACCCTCTTGCTCTCTTGGCGGAATCAGCAGTCTTACTTCTTGTATCACGTGGAGCTGGAGGGATTTGAACCCTCTTCCCTTCGGTTCCGCATGCGGATTTCGACGAAGGTCGATACCAGAAACAGCCCCTTGATTTTTCTCTATAGTTTGATTATAGTGTCTTCGAGATCAGCGTTAAAGAGTCAGCTCTGGAAAGAATCTCTGATCTGTCTCTTCGAGTCTCAACCCTGGAATCTTCGCCACGAATCGAAACTCGCCCGCATAGAGTATGAAGCCCACGAGCTCGTCATTCAGAAAGAGCTTGTAACCCTTCTCAGGACGCTCTTCACAGATACGTCCGTCTCTGTTGCAGAGATCTGGTCTATGCGGGAAACGAGTATTGCTCAACTTAGCATCAACCTCGCATAGTGCACCCAGAACTGAGGGGGCATTCCACCACCAGTAGTATCGATGATATCTAGACCCTCTTTTGCATAGAGATTACCATCACTGTGTGAGACTGTCTCATCATCCATCGTAATTCGAGCTGCATCGAAGAAGAGTTTTCTCAGCTCCTGAGCTAAAGTCTGAACTTCTGCTTCTCTGTCTCGAACGACAGTATCTTCTAGATCAGTCGTGAAAGTAAAGACCTCACTCGGATCACCACTCATGTTCTACTCTCTTCTCTCATTTGACGGCGTATAACTGATATAGGGGTGGATCTGTTCTTTAGAGACAAACCAAGACAACTACCATGTTGACTATAGGGTTTCTGACTCATTAGAATTTGGCCAGCATCTGCGATGCCCTGCAACGCCTTTACGAGTCTTCACATTCTGCTTGACATCAACTAGATCATTCACCAAATAGGGCTCTTTGCAGAAATCGCAGACTCCAGACTTCGTCAGCTCGAGCGTGAGATCAAGATCGATCGAAACAGCATCGTCACTCACGAGCTGTCCACTTATTCAGCTTCGCAAGCATCTCTCTGTCGAGATAGACTTCATTAGTAGTCTCGAGACCGTTCGACGCATACAATCTGATCTGATAGCCCTGATCTTCAGCGTAGAGACCATCGCCTAAGTAGATCGGCTCTTTCTTCACTGCACTACCCACTCTCTGTTTCAGGTGACCTGTCCCTATAACCCACCAACTCACCTCTACCCCACTTTCACTTCTTCATGATCGTACAAGACCCTCATCGCGAGCCCGATCTCTGGACCCATGATTCGCCCAAGAAGCTCGATGTACGTAAGAGCAAACTCTTCCCTGTGGCCGTAGAACGTGCCCGTGATGTGATGAGCAAGCTCATGCAAGATGACAATCTCTCGCATCGCCCACTTCTCGCCTTCTGGAACCGAAATTACTCCATTGTGCGAGCAATTAGCGGTATTCTTGCCTCTGTGCGTCTTGACACGAACTAGGCAGACCTCGACCGTCTCGGTCACTGCATCGCAATACGCTTGAACTGATTCGATTGTCCCGAACTTCGCTTCAGGAGGAAGGGTGAGCGTGATTCCATCGATCTCGATGACCGGATTCTCGTACTTGACTGCGTTGTCGAGGAACCTCTGCAGATTCCACTCGGCCCTGTAAACCTTAGTCTGCTGATAGTCTCTCATGCCCGGACCTCTGCATTCGGATCCCTCAAGATCGAGACGATGTCCTTGACTGACTCCACGATCCCACGATCGACCATTCCGTTTGAGTACTGAGACGGAGCTGCCCAACGAGCAACATATCCCTGCGAGTCAGAGGCGATGACCAACTCGTGACCGTCCTTCGTGACGATCAACTGTCTCGCCCAAACTCGCGAGTCCCAGCCGAACTGCTTGATCGCAGCGAGGATCTTCTTCGAGATGATGTCCATTGAATTCTCCTGTTCTATGAACTCCTATAGTTGAATTATAGTATAGGGAACTTCAGAACACAAGAGGCTATTTCAAGTTTTCTGCAGGAGTCGTCTCATTGAATGCAAGCACTTGTAACTTGAGCTTCTGGTACTCATCATGTGGCATGATTACTGCCATAGGGCTATTGTCATCATCCTTGACAACAAGAGTCTTACCATCGTCTACAACCTCCTTCAGGAAGTTGATGATGGGATAGTCTTTGTCTCGCCAGCTCATCTCTTAACCCGCTCCTATAAGTCCGATTGCGCCGTCTGATCCAGGAGCGAAGAGACCCTTGCCTCCAACTCCGCCCTTGCCTGCAGTTGTCTCTTTGCCTGATGCATCTCCGCCGTTTCCACCAGGAGCGCCCTTACCAGTGACGTTGACTCCGCCCTGACCACCATTGCCACCGACCGCTTGTCCTTTAGGAGCATGAGCTTGTCCACCTAGGCCACCACTAGCTGCTGTCCCAGCGAAGACTCCACCACCTTCACCACCGTTACCTCCAAAGGCGTCTCCTGCCTGGGACTGAGCGTCACCGCCCCGACCACCTGGACCTGCTGAATGCCACTTCCCGTGACCACCGTAGCCTCCGTAACCTCCGTACGCTCTTCCAGATTGGGAAAAGGCATTCCCGCCATTGCCTCCTCCTCCAGAATCGCCCTTGAGGTTAGTATCAGACACTCTCCAAGATTCAGTGCCGCTCGAGCCTCCATGGCCTCCAGTTGCGATTCCAGAGGTCGAATAAGCATTACCGCCGTTGCCGCCCCGTCCCATGCTACCGTTAAAGAAGCCACCGAAACATCCATTACCACCGCTGCCTGCTTGGGCACTAGGGCCTCGTGCATCTCCGCCATCGCCGCCTCGGCCTCCTTCACCGCCGCCCCAGAAACTCGAAGGGCCACCGTCTCCACCATTCGTAGCAGGCGAGAGTAGATGTCCATCGCTAGTGTAAACAGCGTCAGCACCACGACCGCCATTGCCGCCCTTGCCTCCTCTCTTGCCAGGCTGGCCGACGCTACCGTTCGTGGCATCTTTGACCTTCACACCGTTTTCGTAGACAGCAGGTTGACCAGGTTCTCCGTCTGCTCCATCTATTGGTTTGGCCATTACTGAATCAGTCCAAACATCATCAGCTCTTGCCACGTTGTAGCTTGAGACATGTTGTCTTGCCCCTCGCCCTGAATCAGCTTCATAAGCTGATCAAATGCATGTTGATCCACTTCTACTCCTTTACTTCATGCGCTGATGGACACCCAAATTCGAGATCAGACGGACATGTTGCTTTTGGAATAGTATCGCCCTTGTAGAGGACGAACACATACTCTTCGCTGACTGAATAGACCCGACCATCTTCAGCTGGAGCATCAGGGTGAGGGCGATACACGACCCAATCATCCTTCTCAAAATCTGCTGTTGTATGCTTATGCTTTCTCATTCGAGCACCGACACTTTCTCCCATAATCTCTTCATACCAATAAATTCGCTTTCTGCGTTAGAATTCGGAGACAATTCGCATCATGGCCGTCGCCTGCGATCGCCGCATCAGTATAGTTGAGATGTCCATTGAGCTTGAGTGAACACGAAACAGAATCAGCATCGCCCATATAGGGATTCGAACCTACTAATTGACCGGGCAGGGCCCAATATGAAGCTGAGACTACTCCGATATCTGAGCACGACCACTCAATCCCAGAGTGAAAGCGATCGTACGAATACGGCGATTCGATCTGAATGCATTCTGTGCCGACCCAACCTACGGTCACTGTAACGAAGACCGCATCTTGAGCGCTCGCTTGTGAAGATGCAACTATTGGGAGAACTGCTCCTACAATCACTGCTGAGATCTTCGTGATCATCTACTCTCCTATTCCCTATAGTCTGATTATAGTATGTCGAAGAGTACGATCATAGAGTTCAAAGCTTGAAATCGATCAAAAGCTTTTCAATTTCATCACTAGCTCTGTCAAGTCGGTCATCAAACGACCTAGCATACTTCCAACTAGCGATAAGCTCTTTCAACGCTAGAACAAACCCGACAAGATTCGGTTCATCACTCTTTTCACGTTCATTCTGACACTTCACATACTGCGGAGGAGTATGATAGTGAATTACTTCGCTCTGATTTTCTTGAACTCTCTGAACTGCTGACACTCTCTTGTCCTTTGATCAATGAGTGGTGTAGAACAAGTACACTACTAGATACGTCAAGCAGAAGAGCATCATGAGCGTTGAACCGCATGCAATGCGGAATTGACGTCTCAGATGAACGAAATCCTCTTTGAGAACTCTCACTACTTGAGACTCTGCATAATTCGAGACAATGAGCGGTGAATACTCATGTCCGTTTTTCTGCTCTAGATCAATCTGAACTTCGCTCAACTCTGAACTCTTCTCGTGGTCTAGTTCTAGGGACTATATATTCTTCGATGCTAGTACCAAGCTTGAACATCTCTTGTGTCGCGTCTCGGGATCGAACCGAGGACCCTCTGATTAAAAGTCAGATGCTGCTACCAACTGAGCTAACGCGACTGACGGCCTCTCTGGTAGAAGAGACCGAGCTGCTTCGTCTGATTTGACTACCATCGCCTCAAACTCGGTGCTGCCCGAATTCAGTATCCCAACTGAACAATTCCCTCTAGATTCTGAGTCCTTTGGGTATGCGTGTCCCTAATCGGATTCGAACCGATACTTGACAGATTTTAAGTCTGTTGCCTCTACCTGTTGGGCTACAGGGACTTTGCCGATATGCATGCGGTCGTTGATAACTCAGCCCCTAGCGTCCTCCTGCTGCTTCACCTTCTTGCGCAGTTGGAGCACCTCGGCGACCAGTTCCTGGACCCACGGCCCACAGCGACTGCAGACCCGGGCTACTTGGGCGCGGGCGATCAGGTCGTCAGTATCACCAGTCGGAGTCTTCTCCTCAAAATCGTTACTGCTGAACGTGCTCATCAGACTCCTTCGGGTTTACTCGGATGACTACAGTCACGAAAGTAGACATCGTTATCACCATGGACCCTGACTGAGAGCTGTATCTCGATCTATCGCTTCTTTGATACCATTCCGAAACTCTTCTGCAGTCTTCGGCCAGTTCCTCGCTCTTCGCAAGACTTCCATATTCCATCTTGCATCTTCGAGAGCATTATGCTTCGACCCTGACTCTGTTGGGAAAGTGAAGTACTCAATTGAGTCTGTCAACTGCTTCAACTCATGCGTAAACATCGGCACGCATTGTGGGAGATCGATCATCTTCCCCCACAATTGAGCTAGAGCAACATGATCGTATGCTCCATAATACGCCCAAAGTTGAGGCAGACTGTCTTCACTCACGAACTTAGTATCATCGACATAGCTCCCGATGAAGTCCCTGACCTCATTCGCGATAACCCACTTCGGCTTCACTAGAGACGATTGCTTATCGAGTCGAGTATTCGCCTGCCCAAAATTGAGCGGCTGATTCTGCCAGTCTTCTGCAGACTTAGTAGTTGGGAGCTTCTGACAGACACTCTTCCAGAGCCAATTATCGCTGCAGATCTTCTCAAAATTGCAGTTCCAGTTGACCGCATAGTACTCTCGGCCATCATCTCCTACAAGTCCGATCGAAATGAGGTCAATCGACTCACCATCTTCGAGGAACTCTGTGTCATACGTGATGTATCGTGTTACCAACTCTCTGCCTCCTGCGAGAAGTCTACTTCATCGAGGGTAGGTCCTCTCAACTCTCCATTCTCCTCAAGACTTCTGCGAGAACGATCTCTTGACCAAGACTCTCACTCCTCGGGATGAGGCCTTCTGACCACGACCATGAAGAGGTCTGAACGAGAGCGAAGAGTAGTCTCTCATTGGGCAATTCGCTGACGGCCTTCGTGAACCGCTCAGTGTTTTTGATGTCAAACGCAGATGGTGTAGATGAGGATGTGGTTGAGGTGGACATAGTCTAATTATAGAATAGTGAAGAGAAGATCTATAGAGTCAGAAGAGGCCTAAAATCGTTGCATCGCCTTCTTCATCAAGCAAACGCTCCATATCACCAAACGGGATCCAAGCATCGCCCTGCAGTCCCCATTTACTGCTCCAAGAGTTCCTGATGCGGAATCGCTTCGTCTTCCACGAGATGCCTCTGATCAAGTACTCATGACCACCCTGATTCTGAGCATTCGAAGAGATCTGAATCACATCACGTGAATCGGGCTCGAACATGCTATCGTACCAATTCGTGCCGACAATCACAGGCTGCTGTTCAACAGCTGCTTGAAAATCGCTGAACGAGAATGAGTGTCGATACTGGGTAATGAAGCCGTACTTCAGAAGCGCTTTCGCAATTCCAAGACCAGACGAGCCGCAATCCACTGGTGGGTACTGCTCTGTTGCATCTTCATCAAGCTTAGTCGCTGTTGAGTAGAGGGCGATAGCATCGTTCTCATTCATGTAGGCCACGCCTTTATGAGCAGAGAGCATGTAGTTGAGAACGCCCGCTTGTCTGTTTCTCTTTGCAGCGATCGTATTCAGCCATTGAGAAGCCGCATTTCCAGTGCAAGAGCCTAGATTCCCTTGATCTAAAGCAGAGGCATAGAGAGCATGCGTAACTGAGATCTGCTTCGGCGCTTGCGAGAAGGCGAAATTCCTCGATCGTGGATCGTGCTCTACAATTCGTCCTAGCGAATACTCAACCACTGACGAACCTCCCTGTCTCATCTCTAGAGCGGACAAACTTCTCTGGAGTCCGTCTCATTGCTTCTTTGATACCAATCGCGATCAGCATGTTATGGTATGAATCCCGATAGTGCTTCCTGCATCTACAGCCTTCAGGGCATTTTACACTACCCGACCCTCTTGAATTCTTCACTACCCGAAAGCGATCACTAACGCGAGAAACAAGCAGATCGTGAATAGCGCAGAGATGATCAAGCTGAGGAGCAATAGAGACTGATGCTTCTCGAGAACCTTGACCCTATTCTTGAGATCGTCCCAAGCACGCTGATCGATGACAACCGTTGGAGAAGCTGTGTTCCACGTTCCAGACGAAGCTCCTCCATAGCTGAAAGCTTGACTCTTTTCAGATGCTCCCATATTCTTCGGCTTCCCTCTTTCTCGTTGAACCCGCTCTTGCATCGTGCTAGGTCTTGGTGTCATCTCAGGGTAATCCCTTTTTGTTGCAATCTATGACTGATTGTCACTTGTACCCTTCTGACTTCTTCACAAAATCTTGATGAAACTCATCGTGCCATTCATCATGAAGTCTCTTGTACCTCTCTGACACGACCGCACCACAGTTCATGCAAGTCCACAGTCCGTACATACACAGATCTTCATACCTCATGAACCTCATGGTGCTACACGCCCATTTTCGTTGAACGCTTCCCACGTAATTGGAGCGAGTTCTTTGAAGTCACGCTCATACTGATTCGCGACCTGATTAATCTCCCACTGTGGCTTCGATGGGAAGGCCGCTCTTTCATCCCTAGTCCGCAGAGGGCGGTCACGGGTGGTTCCGTTTCCCTTCGATCGCGACCCACCCCCCCGTAT